TCAGCGGATCAGATTTCGCGCCCGCTCCTCCGCGTCAACCTTATCCGCGAACGGCGACCGTCTGAGGACGCGGGTTCCGTGCCGAAGAAGCAGATAGCGAACCTGGCGCTGCGTGAGTGCGGCATCGAACGCGGCCAGGGCCACAACGACGTTTCCGCATGAAGCGACAACATCCACGACCCGCATGCCGGCGTCGTCCCATTCCTCGACGTTGAACCCACCCTCCACCTTGCCGCCCATGTCAGTCCCCCAGCGCGTGGCGGCGGCGGCGGAAGCCGAAGGAGGCGTCGGCCTTGATCTGCGACATCTCGCGCTCAAGGTAGGCTTGGCCCACCAGGAGCGCGCGGATGGTCGCCCGAGCATCCCCGTCGCAGGCCGCGAGGGCCTCGTCGATCTCCGCATCGCTCACATCAAAAGGGGTTAGCTCGGCGGGCGCGGGCTCGCTCGACATGGCCGTCTCCAGTACTGATCTGCTCTATCGTTGCCACGGGAACGAAAAGAGAACAAGCCGCTATATGTAGGGGCTGGCGTTCGGCCGCAGCGGGCCGTAGCGTCGGGTCATGTGCAATCTCTACAGCCACACCTCGAACGTGCAGGCGATCATCGACCTGGCGCGCGCGACGCGGAATCTGGCGGGCAACCTGCCCCCACAGCCCGGCATCTTCCCGGACTATGAGGCGCCCATCGTGCGGACCGGTGCCGACGGCGCGCGCGAGATCGCGGTGGCTCGATGGGGCATGCCGTCGTCGCAGCTGGCGCTGATGGAGGCGGCGAAGAAGCGCGCGGCGAAGCTGGAGGCCAAAGGGCAGCCAGTCGACTTCAAGGAGCTGCTGCGTCTGGAGCCGGACAGCGGCACCACGAACATCCGCAACACCTCGAGCAGGCACTGGCAGCGCTGGCTCGGGCCCGAGAACCGCTGCCTCGTGCCGTTCACCAGCTTCAGCGAATTCAACAAGGCCGCCGGCGGGGATATTTGGTTTGCGTTCTCGGAGGAACGTCCGCTCGCCTTCTTCGCCGGAATCTGGACGCCCAGTTGGACCTGCGTCCGCAAGATGAAGACGGGCGTCGAGACCATGGACCTTTTCGGATTCCTCACCACGGAGCCGACAGAGCCCGTCGCCAGCATCCACCCCAAGGCGATGCCTGTGATCCTGACGGAGCGGGGGGAAATCGACTCATGGTTGCGCGCACCATGGGAAGAGGCAAAAGGATTGCAACGGCCTATACCGCCCTGGACCCTTGAAATTGTCGCGCGCGGAATCCGAAGCGATTATGCAGCTTTGCTGTCCCGCTCGGAGTCAGGCCCAGATTCGTCACCCTGAGAGCCGCGACCCTTCTGAAATCGGTCGAAGCGATCCGCTTTTTTTTGGTTGGGCTCGAACTTTAAGCCGAGGATAGTTGCAAGAGCCTGCAACGCAATCGTAAGCTCGGCCGCACGCTCTTCGATTAATTTGGGGGTAGAAACATGCCTGTCGACCATCGAGCCCTCCCCGCACGACTCTCACTTCATTAGGACACCTCATATCGAGGCCCTGCGCAACCATTGTGTTGGGCGTCTCGTTAACGATTGCTGAGGGCGGGAGCCATGTCCCAAATCGCCACACCGGCAACTTATCCAGAGCTTTTCGTCGCGATTGCGGGTCCAATTGGGGTTGACATCGAACACATCACAACCACCATCAAAAAACAGCTAGATACCCTTGAATATAAAAGCTCGATAATCAAGCTTACGAGCGAGATGATTGCATTCGGCGATGATCCACCACCCAAAACTGACAATAAGTACGATGAGTTCATGGGGAAAATGGACTTCGCCAACAGCATAAGACGTGAATACGATCTCCCCGACGCTCTAGCTCGAATAGCAATCTCAGCAATTAGAGATGAGAGAAATAAGCTATTAAAATCGAATGCTAATATCGAGCAAACTGCATATATTATTCGCCAGATTAAACACCCTTCCGAGGTCGATCTACTTCGACGCGTATACGGAAAGCAATTTATATTAGTCTCAGCCTATGGAACGGCTAGCGATCGAAGAGATTTATTGCGTGAATCAATAAAACTTGGAGAGTCCACAAGCTCTTCTGAGGCCGACATTTCATATAAAGTTGATAAATTGATGGAACGCGACGCAAGCGAGTTGGGCGAAAGACTTGGTCAACAGCTGCGCGACGCATTTCATCTTGGCGATGTTTTTATTGATGGAATTGATAAAGTTAAAATACATAATGGAATCGAACGGTTTTTCAACGCATTCTTCGGAAAGACAGATATTACTCCTAGCCGAGATGAGTATGCGATGTACGCAGCTAAATCTGCGTCTCTGAGATCGAGCGATCTTTCCCGTCAAGTCGGAGCCGCGATTTTTTCTGACGACACAGCGCTCATTACGCAAGGCTGCAACGAAGTCCCAAAGCCCCATGGTGGAACGTACTGGGATAACGACATCCCCGACTATCGAGACATGAAAATCGGATATGATCCCAATGATCGCCAAAAGCGTGAAGTGGTTCGAGATGCGATTGAAAGACTACGCTTAGAGAGCCTTCTCTCTGAAAAGGCGCTACAATTTGGAAGCGATTCAGACATCGTCAGTGCCCTAATCGGGAAAGGTCCAGGTGAAAAAGCGGGCGCGCTTGCCAACTCGTATCTGATGGACCTTACGGAATATGGCCGAGTGGTTCATGCGGAAATGGGCGCCATCTGTGACGCAGCTCGTTTTGGTCGTTCTGTACGTGGCTGCACGTTGTACTGCACAACATTTCCATGCCACAATTGCACAAAACACATAATCGCATCTGGAATTAAACGCGTTGTATATATCGAGCCGTACCCAAAGAGTAAGGCCAAGCAACTGCACGACCATGAGATTCAGCTTGATAGTGAAAGCGACCCTTCAAAAGTATGTTTTGTTCCTTTTATCGGAATATCTCCCCTTCGGTACCGCGATATATTTCAGAGGGGCCGACGCAAAAATAGTGATGGCTCTGTAAAAGATTGGATTTTTGATAAACCAAAACCGATGCTCGATATTGAATTTCCAGCTTACGTCGGGACTACAGAGCCATGGGCTATTTACCCACTCCTTGGAGAAACAACTGCAGGCGAGATCGACAACGCTAAACTAGACACTCAAAAACCGATGGATGGTTAGTCCTGCCGCAGCAAGCATGGAAACCGAACCAACCGATTGATCTAGTTTGCCAAAAAACGCGTGCTCCATGCTGTTTATTAGTTCGGCATCCACTTCTAGGCCGCCAAGCTCGGAGACGTGGCCGGCCGATGCCGCTTCCAGCGCAACTTCGCCCGGCGCCACAAGCCGGATAACCACCCCGCCCAGCCGGCGCACGGCCTCCACCTCATTCGGGAAGCGCACGTCGTCGACCACCACGCGGGGCTTGCCGGCGGCGGCGTATTCCCATGCGCGGGTCCACAGGTCGGGTGCGATCATGTCGCGGCCCCATTCGGTGCCGAGCCACTGCATGGCCTGGCGGGGCGTCCGGCCGCCGAGGAGGTCGCAGGGCAGTTCCTTGCGGGCGCCGTCCACCTCCTCTTCCGTGCAGCCGAGCGCCCGCATCATCGCCTTGAGCGGCCCGGCGATGCGGACACGCTCGAATCGGTGGTGCTGCACGAGGTGCTGCGCGGCCGTGGTCTTGCCGGCGCCGGCGCGTCCGGCGAAGCCGATGATGATCTGCCGTTCCATCACGCCGCCTCTCCTTCCCAGCTCACCCAGCCCTCGCCTTCCGCCCGCTCGGGCGGCGCCTCCACGCGCACGTTCCAGCGGCTGGTGATGCCGCGGCGGGGGTGGACGAACCACAAAGGCTGCGAGGGCTCGGAGGGAATTGCCCGCAAGGCAAGCCGGGCGTACTCGTCGAAGCCCTTGAGGGCATTGGCGACGATAGCGCGCGGCAGCCAGAGCTCCTGGTGCCAGTGGCCGATGACGAGCACGTCGTAATCGCGCCCGCTGGACGCCGCCTGCCCGCGCGTCTTCACCTCGCCGCGCATGATGGGCCCGATGGCGCCGATGATGCCGTCGCCGCCCTTCACGCCCAGCATGTCGCCATGCATGGCGAGGTAGCGCTGGCCGAAGACGCGATAGCGCACCTCGTTGGAGGGGCGGATATCGAAGCGTATCTGCGGCCGGCCGGCGAAGTGGCGCGTCAGCAGCTCGTAAATCAGCCAGTCGTAATTCTTGAAGATGTAGCGCTTGAACTCCGGCTTGAGCGTGTTCCGCCCGTGGTTGCCGGCCGCGCAGGGCACATAGACCTGGCCGAAGGCGGAGATCATGCGCTCGAAGGCCCAGGCGAGGATATCCACGGCGCGCAGCACCGCCGGCAGCACGCCTTCCTGGTCGGTCTTGGCGAGCTCGGGGTGCAGGCCGCCGCTCACGATGTCGCCGAGGAGGTTGACGACGATGCCGGGATAGCGCCCCGGCCCGTGGCGCGTGCAGATGCTGATGACGTTCTCGACCAGCGTGCGGATGCGACGCTCGGCGATGTCGAGGTTATAGGCGTTGATGCCGTTGGTCTCGGCGAGGGCCACCACCTCGTCCAAGTGCCAGTCGGACCAGGTGCAGACAGGCACCTCGGCGGTGCTCTCACCCTTGCGCTTCGTGGCGGGCCGCAGCAGCCAGTTGGGCGGCTCGACCGGGGCGCGGGCGAGGCTGCCGAGGATCTCGCGCACGGCCTCCTCATTGAGGGCGTCCCGGTGCGCGGCCTTCAGCTCGCCCCGCAGGCGGCGCACCTCGTCCTCGAGCTGCACGATGCGCCGGCTCTCCGGCGAGCCGCCAAGGCGGAAGGCGGAGGCCGGCTGAGCCGGCGGCTCCTCCCCGGCGCCCTGCGCCACACGGTCCCGCACGCGGCGGACGGTGGAGCGCTCGACGCCCAGTTCGCGGGCGACCTGCGAGATGTTCGGATTGCGGGCAAGGGCCAGGCGAATGCGCTCCGCCTCGGCCTCGCCGAGGTGGACGCCGACAGGACGCGGCATGAGCGATCTTTCTTATGTGGAGGTCAGAACTCGCCGAACATGTCGGGCTGCGTGGCACCAAGGCTGGCGAGGCCTTCGGAGCTGATGATCAGCTCACGGACCGACTTCGCGGCCCCCGATGCGATGGTATAGGTCAGCGTCACTTCCGACCGCTCGAAAGCATCGAACGTAGCGCGGACGGCTGCGGTATCATTGAGGGTCAGGATGAACCGGCCCTTCAGAGTGGAAAGCTGGGCAGCAAGGGCCGGGAAATCATCCGGCGCGAAGACCCCGGCGCCATAGTCCTCCTCACTGCCCGCGTAGGGCGGGTCGAGGTAGAACAGCGTTTCCGGTGAATCATAGCGATCAATGAATTCGCCATAGGGCAGTCGCTCGATGACGACGCCAGACAGACGCGAATGGAGATCATCGAGCAGCGCGGCCAGACGGGTGATGTCGAAGCGCCCGGAAGTGCCGACTGAAACACCGAAACTCCGGCCAGCAACCTTGCCGCCATAGGCCGCCCGCTGCAGGTAAAGAAAGCGCGCGGCCCGCTCCAGATCCGTCAGGGTTTCAGGCGGGGTGGCCAGAAGGCGCTCGAACTCCTCTCGCGCGGTGATGCGCCATTTCAGCAGATCCATGAACGGCTGATAGTGCCGCTGCAGGATGCGGTAGAAGGTGGCTACGTCGCCCGAAATATCGTTGATGACCTCGCAGCGCGGCGCGCGGGTCCGGCGCAGGAAAATACCCCCCATGCCGACAAAGGGCTCGGCATAGGTCACGTGAGGGACCCTCTGGATCAGAGCGACCAGTCGCGCCGCCAGCTGCTTTTTGCCGCCAATGTAGGGCGCCGCCGGAACGGCGGCCCGAACGGTCCGGAATCCATCATCATCCATTGAGAACATTCCGCGAACATTATAGGCTTCGCGAGCGCGCCGGTGCGCACGGCGGGTGGCCTTCACGGAAGTGGTCGGGCTGCGCGGGGCTTCTGCCAGGAATGGCCCGCGGCGGACGGACGTTGACGCGTCCGAATGCCCCGTCGTCTCTCTTCAGGGCCGCGCGAAGAAGCGGGCTAGGGCGCCGATGAAGTCGGCCCAGAAGGTCGTCACCAGATACCAAGCGCCGGCGGCGAGCCCGGAAGCGGCCACGCCCATGAGGCCAACGACGGCCCCAACTCGTGAGCGGAACAGTTTGGACGCCGAGGCTTCGGTCTCCACGCTCTCCAGCCGAGCCGGCACGGTATCCAGCTTGCCGAGGCGCTCGGCCATGGCGTCGAGCTTCGTCAGCATCAGGCGCCGGTCCTCGCTGGCGGCCCGGCGGTCCTCCCGCAGGGTCTCGTCAATCCGCTCCAGCTGGGCGCCTTGCGCCTCCTGCGTGGCGGCAAGCTCGCCAAGCTGGCGATGGACTTCGGTCGTCATAGAGGGGCGGGCGGCCATCTGTGTCCCCTCAGGGCGAGACGTGAGCCACCCGGCGGGTTCCGTCGGGTGCGATGTCGACATAGGAGCCGCGGGACACGCCGCCGCCGGAACCGATGAGGCCGTTGCCCTGGCTGGCGCAGCCGACGAGGGCGAGAGCGATGAGAAGCAGGAGCGCCGCCCTCACAAAGCACCGTCGAGGATCAGCGCCAGGCGCGCCGTGTCGGCCTCGTGCAGGGCGATGAGGCGCCAGAGGCAGGCGGACTTGTCCGCCTCGGAGCCCTTGAGTTCATCGATCTTGAGATAAAGCTCGCGCTTCGGGATCGGCCCCGTCCCCTTGGGTGCCCCCACGATCTTGCGGGCGCAGGCGACGATGTCGGCCGGCACCTCGGTCAGCGTGATATGGGGCTTCGGCGCCGGCGGCGTCGCGGAGCAGCCCGCCAGGACCAGCGCCGCCCCGGCGATCGGGATGAGGATGAGCCGCATTACTGCCTCCACAGGTTTCGGATAGCCTCGCTGGTGGCGGCATCGAGGGCATCGGACGGCAGTGTCGCCGCCACCCCTTCGGCCGCCTCGGCACGGGCCGTGGCGGCTTTCAGGTTCTCGGCTGCCTTGCGGGCGTCCGCCTGCAGGCCCTCCACCTTCAGCCGCTCGGAGGTGACTTCCTTGACCAGCGTGCGGTTGGCGGCGAGCAGCGCCTGCCGCTCCTGCTCGGCCCGCATGTTGCCGGCGCCGGCCGCCCATGCCGAGGCATAAATGGCGGCGACGGCCGCCACCAGCACCAGCGTGCGATGGGGCAGCAGCGGGAAGCGCTGGTAGACGAGCCCGCCGATGCCGGCGAGGAACAGGAGGCCGGAGGTCGCGAGCGTGAAGCCGGACGGCAGCCACGAGATGAGCGCGGCGAACATCCCGGAGAAGTCAGGGAGCATGGAGCCTCCTCACCCCGCGAAATTGCGGGGCGGCTCGGGCGAGCGTTCGGGGGGGTCGGGAGGCTCCGGCGTCGGCGCATAGGGCGTGCCGGAGCGGGTGGCGAAGATGGCGGCGATGTCCTGCGCGGAGGCGAAACCGAGATAGCCCAGCACCACGGTTGCCAGCAGCAGTATCCAGCCCCAGGCGATGGTTTCGTTGACCCGCGTGTCGGGCGCCGATTCCAGCATCATGAGGCGCCAAGCGGCAAAGCCGATGACGCCCATGGCGACGAGCCGGCGGAAGAACCATTGCGGCTCCCCCGCTGCCCGCCTACGCCTCATTGGTGGAGACGCGGCCATCGCTCTTCACCAGCGGCAGGCCGCCTTCGGGAACCGGCACGCCGTCCGGCCAGCGATAGCCGAGCACGCGGTCGCGACCGAAGGGCTTGATGTTGACGGCATCACCCTGGTTGCCGCCGAGCACCATGAGATTACCGAAGGCATCCTTGCCGACGACGAAGCCCACATGGCCGGACCAGCCGGACGGCGAGCCGCGCCAGAAGACGACGACGCAGCCCGGCACCGGCTGCGACAGGGCCCGGCCCCACTTGAGATAGGAGCGCGCCGCCGCCGAGCGAGTGGACTTGATGCCGACCTCCTCGAGCACGCCACCGACGAAGGCCGCGCACCACGGGGTCTCGTCATCGCGGAAATCGGCGAAGATCTTCTGCCACCAGCCGAGGATGGTGGCGTTGTGCCGGGAGCCGGGCACCTCGCGCAGTCCGAGAAACGTGCGCGCGTGGGCGATCCACGGAGTGTCCATGGGGGATATCCTTCAGGTGCTGAAAAAGAAAAGGCCGCCCGAAGGCGGCCGTGGTAAAAGGAGGCGTTCGCCTCAAGGCTGCAAACTTGGGTGGACGGGAGCCGGGCGGTTCCACCCACACCCGCCCGGCTCACCTTCGCGGTGCAGCAATTTCCTGATAAGGAGGCTCCAGCCGGCTTTCACGCGCCACGTGGAGCCGGTCAGAGCCGGGCGGCAAGGCCCCTAAACCATGGCCGTCCGGCTCGCCAGCTGCCTCAGCAGCGTTTCGCGCCTGCGACCGGCTCACCGCTACCTCAATTGGAGGATGCTCGCCCTGCCACCTAGCGGCAACATGCTCGCAGTCATTGAGCTGGTGTCAGGGGGGCAACATGCGCTTGGACTGGATTGCGATAAACGCCACCGTTTTCGTTTTCGCCGCGCTGTGGCTAGTGCTGCACTGATTTCCTCGTTGATGATCACTGCAAAAGCCGATGTTTGCCCTAAGGCGGCCGTGGTAAAAGGGTGCGTCCGCCCTAGCCCTGACACTGGGGTGGACGGAAGCCGGGCGGCCGATCCCCATAGGTCGCCCGGCTCGCCTTACTAAATGTTGAAATTACGGCGTTCGTTTTCTGCTGACTACGGGCGGCAAACACGAGCCGGGTGGACGCATTTCGCGTCACGAACCCCTAAATTATCCACCCCTAGACACGCTCCATCAAGCGGGCGATTTCATTGGATTTTATATGTAAATCAGATTCGCCGTGTTTCGGAGCGTGTATAATAAGACGAATATTGCGATCGGACGCATATTTGTCCGGTTCAACGAATTTACCAAAGTCGGATAATCTAAATTTATCGACCAATTCGGCAGGAACATATGCCTCTGCCTGTATATCAAAGCCATTTTTATCCGGAAAGGCCCTAACTATATCTCCAAAAAATGCAGAGATATTATGAACTATTATACAGCTTGAGCCGGCGGGTCCGTACCAATGCTCGTTAGTGGTAATATTAGTGAAATAAAATCCACGCGATACATCTTCCAGATCGCGGGAGAGCTCACGGGGGTGAGCCTGCTCGCGCCAATGCTGCAAAAGTGATACTAAATAAACATCACCTTGCCGAAGCCGGTCTAAATTCTCGGACCAAATATATCCAGGCTGAAGTTTAGTTGTTGACATATGCCAACAAAAACTAGGTCGTCGGTAAACTCGATATACTGCATCGTTCGTCAGCCCGAACATTCCCGCTTCTGTGCTTTCGATGTGAGCAGTCCCGCCGATGGAAGCCATACCACCTTTTGCCCCAATTGTATGCATCCATCCATCGGCCACCTTCCAACCCAAGCCACCGGAGACGAAGCAGGCGGCGTGCAACGTTACCCGATCATTAGACAACTCTAGATCGACCAGTAGACTTCTTAGAGCGTCGCGAATTATAAGCCGTGAACCGACGTATTCGTAGTCCCACGCACTTGTCGCAACCTGTAATTCTCCGCGATTAACGGAAAGTAAAATCTTTCCGTCAATATCTGTCACTAGAATCGAGAATGTAATCCACCCATCGTCGCGATGAAGGACAAAATAATCGTTCCCAGAAATCCAAATAACGTGACATGTTGCGTCGCACGAAACTGGCTTCCAAAACAATGTATTAGTCGCTATCTGGATCTTTATTTCTTGCGTTTTATCTATATCATATCCAGACGTAAAAATTCGTTCTTTATTGAATGGATCTTTTGCATAATGTCGAATCATTTCGTCAGAAAGTCGACCTCTTGTTTTCGCAGCGTGATGATTTGGGCAAAGCAGTATTAAATTACTCTCCTCATGGACCTTAACATCTGAAAATTTGTCTATGTGATCATAATCAAAGACTGGCAGGCCGCATGCCGCGCATCCAAAGCGATATCGCTGACGAACGGCACGTTTTATGGCTTCCGGTATGGCAGGACGGGGCTCACCAAACTGCATTTGCGCACCCTAACTGAGCTGGGAGGCGAGCTTTCAAATGTGACGCAAACAGATGGCATAATCAATCACCGACCGCACGAGGCGGGTAAACTACAAATCTCTAGCGCTGATCCACACTCCCTAAGCACGTTCAGTTCGCCTGATGCACGTAGAGCAACGGCCCGAGCATGGCCTCAGCCCACTGGATCGCCAGTTCTCCATTATAGTGAACCACGTCCTCCACATTGTACGTCACGGTTCCCGTGTCCGTATCAGTCTCGGCAGCAACACTCGCCTTGAAGCCGCCGAAGGCGTTCTGCATCGCCCACGCCGGCACGAGCCACACGCGATCCGCCTCTCGATTGCTGAAGTTCTTAAGCTTCATCTTGATGAGGTCGGACGTGCGGTCCCGGTAATGGCTGGGTGCCGACGCGAAGTTGGCCGTGTCGGACGCCTCGCCGACGGCCTCGGAGGCAACGAAGATCGTCCCGTTCGGGAAGGTCGAGCGGAAGTTCTCCACGATCCACGTCTGGGCCACTTCGTTGTCGGCCACCCAGGTGGCTGAGGTCGTGCCGTTCCGCCCCAGCTGGAAGCCAACCCGAAGCTTCTCGGTACCAGCGAGGTTCACAGCCCCGTTCGTCCGCCAATAGGACCAGTCGAACAGGCTATAACTCGCCTTCACCTGGCCCGAGACGAGATCCTCGGCGTAGCTGGTGCGCGTTCCCGTGCCCGGCGCATAGCTGAGGGCCGGATCATCGTTGGCGAAACACAGCGTGGGATGGGCCTGGATGATCGTCAGGTCAGCCGGCGTCGCGACGGCCAGCGACCGCAGAAAGGGATTGGCGGCAGGCCGGGATTTTCCGAGGTAGTTCAAGGCCGACCAGCCGGCCCGCCCCTCATAGGCGATGCCGCCCGAGGACAGAGTGCCGACCCCTTGAAGCGTAGCGCCCGACGCATTCACCCTTTGGCGCAACGCGTTCAGCGCCAATGCGGCGGTACTGTCACCCAACATGCAGAACTGGATGGTGCCGGTTTGGATGGAGCTTGCGAGGTAGCAGGTGAACGTCCTCCGGCGCACCTGTCCGATCGGGATATTCCCGCCCCGCACATCGAAGAAGCAGACCGACCCCTTGAGCTGCTCGCCCTTCAGCCGAAGCGTCGGTCCGAGCAGCTCGTTGAAGCCGGGGTTATTGTCGCCTTCGGCAGCCGGGGAAATCAGAGAGACATCAAGGTTGGCTTGCCGCTGGCGCCCCTTCAACACCTGACGGGTAAAGATGCGCGTGTCGCGGCCGGTCACGAAGGCCACGGGCGTCGGCCACAGGATGAGGGTGTCGTCCTTGGTCCAGGTCTCATAGGCCGGCGGCGGTGCAAGGAGATTGGAGAGGGCCGCGAACAGTCCATGGAGGCCGGTGGTCGGCGCGGCACTGTCTGCGGCATCTCCGGGAAGCAACACGAAGATGATGCGCATGGATGCCGTGGAGGCGTTCCAGAGCATCCGGGTGGCGGCGGCCGTCGCCGTCATGGTCAAAGAGCGCAACCGGCCATCGGCGACAAGCTGCACCTCCGAGGAGGCCGAGCCACCACCCCATTCAAGCGAGACCTTAATGCTGCCCTTTACCGGCGCTGCGTCATCAATCGGGATGACGCGATAGAACATCGTGACCTTAGAGCCGCTCGCCGCTCCGACGATCGGAGTGCGGGCGTAGGAAGCCGCACCGCTCGCTTCCACGATCGACAAGTCACCCAACCCATTCACCGTGAGGGTGTCCATGGACGTGTTGGTAGACGGGCCGTTGACCAGACCGATATTGCGGACAGTCGTGTCACGCGGCGGGTTTGCGACCAGAGTGCCAAGCCCGAGCAAAGCCGAAATGAGCGCGCTGTCGGCAGGCGACAGGTCGGCGACGGCTCCGGGCATCACGACATAGTTGATGTCGAGATAAGTCGCGCCATTGGTGTCGAGCCCGAGATCGGGCGCCGAGAGGGTCGCGTGGGTGTTGGTCAGAACCACGGACTGGATCACGCCCGGCGTCGTGGAGAGGATCGACCCCATATTGGAGACGAAGCCCGTGCCATTTCGAAACAGGCCAAAGCGGCTCGAAATGGTCGTGCCATCGCCCACCACGAAGAACACCGTCACCTTCCCGCCCGGAGGAATGCTCCGGGAGAGCGGCTGCTTCACGTACCGATAGGCGGCCGTGCCGGCCTGGAGCAGAAGCGACGTGAGGCCACGGGCCGTAAGGGTGTCATAGGTTCCCGACGCAGCCGCCATCACAGCGGTCGGCCCGAACGACAAAGTGCTGTCGTTCAAGTAAGCCGACACCCACCGCCAGCCGGCGGGAGACACGCTCCAGGCGAAGACACCGGAGTTCGCCACGGTGCCACCAACCACCGGATCGGTATGGGTGCCAGCGTCTCCATAGACCTCGGCCTTTTGTCCGGCCCAAAGACCAGCTATGGCTGCGAGATCGGTCCACGACGCCGCGACAACAGCCGTGCGAGCTGATGCCTCCTGGGCGGACAATGCCGCGTTTTCAGCAGCCTCAGCCGCCGCTTCGGCATTCTCTACGGCCGTCAGGGCCGCCGGCGTCACATCGCCGGTATCGCCCTTGTCACCCTTGTCGCCCGTGTCGCCCTTGGCTCCGGGCTGTCCCGGAACCAGAACCTCGATGACCTCGATATCGGACATCACGGCATCCATTGATAGACGTCCACGGGTCCGTGGACGATGGGATAGGGCGTTGCGGCGATAACCCGGGTGAGCTGGTACTGCACCGCACTCCCACCGGGCGGGAACGGCGCGGTTTGTTCGGGCGAGAGCACGAGAGTGACCAACCCCCCGGCTTCGTCGACATCAACCTCGTCCGCCGCAGAAGACAGGGACAGCTCACCGCCGTCCCACGCGAAGCTGTAAACCATCTCCGAGCCCGCGAGGTCGAAGAGCGCGCCGTCCGACGTGCGGAGGCGGAACATCACCTGCAGCGGCGAGCCCCGCCAGAGCGTCAGGCGCCGGAAGCCCGGAAGTCCCGGCGCTGGCGGCACCACCGGGTCAAGGCTCGCCTTGAGCCGGCTCGCGGCCGAGGCGAGGGCGAAGCTGTCCCGGACGGACCCGAGGCGGGGCGCCATGCGATTCTCCTCAGCCGTTCGCCGGCCAGTCGGCCGCGTCGATCTGTTCGAAGTTGACGATGTCGCCCGCCGCGATGGCTTCCTGCACCGCCTTGAGCGCGGTGAAGCACGCCTGCACGTGGCGGCCGACGGCGATGCCGATGGCCTGCATGGTGGCCGCGTCCAGGCTCACCCACACGCCGGGCTGGGCTTCCCAGTCGATGGCGGCGATGGTCTGGTCGGCCGTCAGCAGGATGACCGCGCCGGAAATCTTGGCCTGGCTCTTCTCATCGGTGCGCACCGAGGTGCCGCCGACGGTGATGCCGCCGGTCTCGATGCGCCAGCGCAGATCGGCGGCATAGGCGAGGAGGTCCGCCGACGTGGGCGACGGCGCGGCGGGCGGACGGAACAGCCCGCTCTCATAGGTGTCGCCCACATTGGCGGTGTCGCTCTCGACGCCCACGGCGCCGGGAAAGACCTCCTGCCAGTCCGCCCCGGCGAGGATGACGCGGGCGACGGTGCCGTTCTCGATGATGGCGATGCGCATGTCCGCTCCGTTCAGAATTCGAAGATGAGGGCGAAGCCGTCGCCGCCGGTGCCGCCGGCCGCGTTGCCGTCCGCGCCGCCGCCGCCCGAGCCGCGATGGCCGTTGCCGCCGGTCGCCTTGCTGTTGGAGCCGTTGCCGGCCGTGCCGCCGCCGCCCAGCGCGCCCGAGCCGCCGGTGCCGCCGGTGCCGGCGGAGGAGGAGCCGCCACCCGAGCCGTTGATGCCGAAGCCGCCCGAGCCGCCCGAGCCGCCCGTGCCGCCGATGCCGGTGCTCGCGGTGCCGCCATTGTTGCGCGCGCCGCCCTTGCCGGGATTGGCCGAGAGAAGCGCGCCGATGGAGGTCGCCCCCGCGCCGTCGCCGCCGTTGGCGTTGACCGATGCGGCGCCGCCGGCGGCGATGGTCACGGTGGCCGAGGCGAGCGCGCTGACATCGAACAGGCCGAGGCGGCATTCGCCGGCCCCGCCGCCCTCGCCCGCCGCGTTGGGCGAAAAGCCCGAGGCCCCGCCGCCCGCGCCGCCGGGGCCGTGGGCCAGCATGAAGGCCCATTTGTTGCCCGATTCCTTCGTCCAGGTGCCGGACGTGGTGAAGGCGGTGAATTTCGGCGTGGAGGACGCACCGCCCGAGACCACCTGGAAGGCGGTGCCGTCATAGGTGACGAGCACGTAGCGCCCGGCGCCGAAGGTGCCGGCGGGCACATCGCCGTCGCGATACTTCAGCGCCTTGGTGGCGAGGCCGTCCACCGTCAGCGTCATGGCGCCGCCGGTATTCTCGTTCGGCGCGGTGACGATGAAGGTCATCTGCCCGAAGGACGTGAAGGGCGGCGTGAAGGCCGCCGTCAGGTCATCGTCGGCGCCGGACGCGACGGCGAGCCGCACCATGCCGGCGCGGATGGCGTCGCGCAGGAAATTGTCCGGCGTGGTGCCCTCGGCAATGCCCATGCCGCGCACCGCCACGCGGAGCATGGCGGTGACGCCGTTGAACCACGAGGCGATGAGATCGGTGCCGTCGGCCGCCTCGGCGGAGGTGCAATCCTTGAACCACGAATCGTCGGGGCCGAAGACGCGCGAATCGGAGGGGCGGACCGTCACCGCGCCGGCGGCGGACGTGGACGGGCCGATGATGTCGGTCATTCAGGCAACCTCATAGGTGACATTGAGATGCGCGTGGACGACGCGCTCGATGAGGCAGATGACGGGCGCCACATTCGGCCCGCAGGAGAGGCGCTGGCCGGCCTTGATGCAGCCGGCCTGGGCGCGCGGCACGGTGGGCGCCTGATAGGCAGGGCTGTCCGCCAGATGGATCATGATGCGCAGTTGCGAGGGGCCGGGCCGGCGGCCGGCCACGGCCGCGCCGGCCTTGCCGCAGCCGGCCATGGTGCCGCAGCCGTCGGAGCCCTCGTCGCAGGTGACGGACCATCCGGCCTGCGCGGCGACGGCGGCGTAATAGTCGCAGCGGGTGCCGCCGATGGCCGCGACCTTGGTGCAGAGGTCCGGAAACGGGTCGCAGGCGTCGGGCAGGCCGTATTCGATCAGCCAGCCGTCGCGCGTCTCATTGGCCGTGGAGCAGAAGAATTCCTCGCTCGCGGCGCAGATGCGGGCGTTGATGAATTCGAACAGATGGGCCAGCGCCCGCCAGAAGCGCCACAGCGTGGTGCCTTCCCGCCGCGCCGCATCCCACGCCCGGCCGCGCGGCAAGAGATCGCGCAGCGCGCCGTGGCATTCGTCGAGTGTCGGGCAGATGTCGGCCCCGCGCCCGGGGCCGCAAGCCAGCGGTTGCTCAGACAAAGTTCAGATCTCCGAGCACGGGAATCTCGCCGGGGTCGAAAGCCAGGTCGGAAGTCGGCGCCGCCAGCACGTGGCGGGCCTCGTCGGCGGCCTCGGAGACCGCCTGCGACACCCACGAGCGCGAGAGCGTGAAGGGGCTGGCGAGGTAGGGCATGGCCGGGTGGGTCGAATCCGTGCCGCTGACGATGGCCCGGCGCAGCAGCATCTCCTTCAATTCGGCGCGGATGGCCTCGCGCACCGCCGTGGAATCGGGCGAGAGGCCGGAGACGGTGACATCCACCGGCACCGCCACGGGCGCCGCGACGGTGAGGCCGGCGCTGGCCGGGATGACCGTCTCCAGATGGTCGCGCACCCGCGCCACCTCGCCGGAGGGCGGGATGCCATCGGCATAGATCTCATCCATCAGGAAGAAGACGCGCACCGTGCCCGCGCCGGCATGGAGCCGCTCGACGAAGACACGGGTGACGCCCGAGACCTCCATGGCCCAGCCCACATAATCGGCCGGCGCGCCGCCATGGGGCGGGTTGCGCTTGCGGAAGAGGATGCGGGCGCGGAGGCTCTCGTCGCCCTCCATATCGCTGCCGCCGGTGATGCCGACGGCCGCCACCGCCAGCGTGCCGGCGCCGGTGAAGCCGGAAACCGCGGCGAGGGGCGTGCCGCCGACCGCATTGGCCGCCGCGCCGTCCGCCATCGCCACCACCGACACGTCGAAGGTGCCGGCCCCGCCGATGGCGGCGCCCGAGAGCGCCCGGTATTCCTGCCCCGACGCCGCCGAAAAGCGCGCGCCGCTGGCCACCGCGCTCGCCGCCGTGGCGGTGATGGTGACGGTGCCATAGGCCGGCGCGGCCGGGCGGCGGGACAGGCCCAGCTCATAGGCGTGCCGGTCGAGATACTTGCCCTCGGCCTTCGACGCGAACATCTGGCGCATGCGCCAATCGAGACGGCCGAACAATTCGAAGATGCCGCCCGCCACCACCTTTGCGGTCGGGGTGATGTTGTTGGGCCAGATCCACGCATCGGAACCGGGCATCTCGGCGCGGAAGGCGCCCCGCATGCGGTCGATGAGGGCGGCGAGCGTGGGGGTCTGCCAGGCCATCAGGTGTTCCCAATGCTGCGCCAGTACACGGCGAATTTCTGGGCATAGACGTTGGCGCCGTCGCGCCCGTAGAGGTCGACGGTGAGGTCGAGGCGGCCGGCGATGGCGTCGAAATCGGCGGATACATCGACCCGCGCGCAGGCCTGCTGGGCGATCAGCGGCGCGAGGGCTTCTTTGGCGTAGAGCGTGGCGAGCTCGGCCGTGCGCTCGGTAAGCGGCGCGCGCTCCAGTAGCCAGAGGTGGGAGCCCAGCGCCGCCTCGCCCTCCTCGCTGCGCACGTCGATGCCGTCGCCCCACCAGCCGCGCGGGTCGCCGTCATCGAGGCGCGGCGGGAAGCCGGCCGGGCCGGGGCTGCCGTCCTCCAGCTCGCGCGGCGCGCGCTTGTCGGTGAACAGGCAGAGCGCGACCGCCGTCGCCAGCGGCGACGTGGCCGAGAGGCCGCCGCGGTTCAGGCGTTCGTCCGGCCCCGCGAGCGCCCAGTCGGCCCCGCCGGCTTGCGGGTCCCAGAGGGAATCCCACAGGAGGAGCGGCTGCTCGGCGCAGCCCTCGTTGACGCGGATGAAGACTTGCATTTTTTGGTGCCCGCCGCGGCGCGCCGCCGCCAGCCAACCCGTCGCACCGCGGCGGGGGCCCTTCGGGCAAGCGTGTGAAGATCAGACTTTCGCGTAGACTTTCGAAGAGGGGCCGGCCTCGGTGACGACCTTGTCGCCGCCCTCCTCGCCGAGGTCGACGCGGGGGGCCTTGAGGACGATTTTCGTATCGGCCTCCACCATCAGGGTCGCCCCGACGATGCGGACGACGCCGCCGATGAGGGAGATGAGCTCGCCGTTGACGCCGTAGAGCGCCTGGGCACCGCCCGGCAGGTTTCGCGGGCGATGGTCGCGGTGCTCCGCGCCGATCATGATGACCCGGTCGGAGCGCCCGCCAAGGGCGAGCAGCAGCGCCTCGGAGCCCTCGGGCGGCACGGAGGAAAAGCCGTGCGGCTGGGCCCGGTACACCTTGGTGAAGGTCTCGCCCTTCAGGCCGCGCATGCGCACGAGCTGCTGCGAGCCGGAATCGTCCACCTCTTCCACGGTCGCGCGGCGCAGCATGGCGCGGATGTTGTCCGAACTGGCAGGGTCATAAGTCACTGTTGGTCTCCCGCGCCGTCAGGCTGCCGCCCGAACCCGGATGTTTCCGGGTTCGGCTCGCGAACGGACCTTGCAACCCAGCCTGCCGTCGCGGGGCGCCTGCGGCGGGCTTCAATCGACCCCCCAGGCCTTGCCGGACTTGTTCCCCTTGCCGGCCTTGTTCCCGTAGGCGCGGGGGTCGACCACGCCGACCTCGGCGATGGAGCCGCCATCGTCCTGGCGAAAGCTCACCTTCTCCACCAGCATGTCCTGCTGGATGGACAGGCTCGGGCTCTCCACATAGATCAGGCGGCCCGGCTCCCACACCGTGCCGCCTTGATCGCGGAAGCCCTGCGTGTGGACCGTGGCGCGCAGCGCGGCGCCGGCGGAGCGGTCCTTGCGGTTCTTCGCGCGGGTCTCGGCGCGTTCGTCGTCGGTGTCTTCCTCCACCACCACGATCACCGGGCGATGGCGCTTGACTACACTGTCGCGGGCGATGCGCTCGATCTCCATGGCGGAGGCGCCGTGGCCCTCCGGCCGTTGGCCGCGCACGCGATATTCGCTGTGCCGGTTGGACCAATTGTGATCGGCCTCGGCCTCGAGGAGGTTCTGCCCCTCGATCAGCCCGCCCGCATGCCGCTTCCGGCCGCCCTTGGTGATGGCGATGGAGCCGTCCGCCTGCCCGCACAGGGTGAGCCCCTGGGAGCGGCAATAGCGCTCGACCGTGCGAAACGCCGTCTCGCCGGGCGTGATGCGCATGACCTTGATCGTCTTCAAGGTCTCCGACACGTCGAGCTGGATGCCGACGCCGTACTTGTCGAGCGCCTTGGCGAGATCCTCGACGGTCTTGTCGCGCATCTCGCCGGTTTCGTGCTCGGCGGAGGAATCGATGTAGTCCGCGCCCTTGGAGCGCCCCGCGACGATGGCGGTGCGGGCCGTGGCGGAGACGCGGGGCTTGTAGCTGTCCACATAGCCGATGAGGGCCGTGGTGCCGTTGAAGGCGATCGTCACCTGCGCGCCGGCCGAGAAGGTCCAGGCGGTGACGCCCGGCCCGCCCTCATGGGCGCATTCAATCTCGAAGGTCCGCGCCGCCTCGTTCAGCGCGGCCGAAAGCTCGAAGCGTTCAAACGATGTGTAGCTGCGCCCGCCGACGGCGACCCTAACGATTTCCTCGCCCATCAGCTCACCAAGGCTTCAAACGTGCGCGGCACGAAAGACGGGTGCGGCAGTCGGTTGCGGGCCGTGATCTCCTCACAACGCGCGGGGTCGCCATAGAGCCGCCAGGCCCACCAGAGCGAGGGCATGGCGCGCGGCGCCTCCACCTGCGCCACGGGGGCGAGGTCGGTGATGAGGCGGGTGAGATAGGCGCAGACGAGGCCGCGCAGCTCGGAGAGGGCGACGAAGAGTTCGGCGTCGAGCCCGCCGGTGCAGCGGGCCATCTCGGCGCCGAAGCGCTCGGAGGCCTCGGCGCGGGCGGCGATGCCGGACGGACGGTCGGCGAAGGTGGCGGCCATCAGCGCCTCGGCATAAGCGGCGAGCACGGCGAGGCGCAAGGCGCGGGCCGCCTCCCCTGCCGCGGCGAAGGCCGCCCGGGAGGTGGCACTGCGGAAGACCGGCGCGTCGGCGACGCCGAAATCCACCAAATCGGCGAAGGCGGCGCGGGCGTCCGTGGCATCCATGCCGGCGGCAAGGCCGGAGGCGATGTCGTAAAGCCGGGTCGCGGCGCTGCCGTCGGCGCCGCCCGCCCGGCTCACCAGCGCGGAGGCCTCGTCGGCGAGCGCGGCGATGGCATCGCGCGCCGTGGCGGAGGCGGAGGCCTCCACCGGATAGGTGGCGCGCACGCTTTCCAGCGCGCTCGCGGCCTCCACCAAAGTGGAGGATGCGGCCACCGCCACCCGCTCCGGCCGGCCGGCGACATCCATGCGCGCGAAGGCGGCCCCCGCGATGCCGGCGAGGCCGGAGGCGGCGGCGAGCACCTGCGACGCGGCCATGCCCACCGAGGCGAGGGCGAAGCCGAAGCCCTCGCGCACGAATTCGATGCGGAAGGCGATGTAGCCGTGCGCATCCTTGTCGCGCGAGCGGGCGCCATTGAGGGCGCGGACGTTGAGCGGGCCGTGGGTCGGCAGCACCAGCACGCCGGCGCCGCTGGTGGCGATGGCGTTCGAGAGCGCTGCCGCCTGCGCGTCCGCCGTATCGGAGGCGAGATAGGCCTCCACCGTGAAGTGTCGCGCGGCCTCGCCGAGATCCTCGATGAAGGGCTGGTCGCGGTTCGGGAACTCATGGACGACGAGACGCCGGCCCGGCAACTCCTCGTCATGCTGCACATAGAAGGGCACGCCCCGGAAGGAGGCCGGCCAGAGCGTGTTGAGCCAGTCGCGGCAGGGCATGGGGCTGGCTCCTTATGGGCCGGAGGACGTTCCCGAGGAGGGTTCGGCCTCCGGCATAGAGCGGCCCACCGAGGGGCCGTTCTGGATCTTCATGGCCCCCCTCGCCTCCTTGAGGGTGGCGATGAGGTAATTGGACGGGTCCACCGTCACGGTGACCTTCACCTCGGCGGTGCCGGTGACGGGCACGGGATCCTGCACCACGGCGGTGATGGCACCGCGATCCACCGGGGTCGGGAACGGGACGCTGCGGTCGACCGGTACCGGGAAAGGCGGCTGATAGGCATCGCGCGCGGCCTCCCAGTCGCCCATGTCGGCGGGCCGGCGGCCCATGTTGGCGCGGACCTTCATGCGGTCGCCCTGATCGGCGGGGAAACGCCCACCGGAGGCGATCAGGACATTGAGGCGCGCAGCCGCGATCAGACGGTCGAGCTCCTCGAGCTTGTTCTGCGTGGCCGCATAGGTCGGCACCTCGGCGGCGATCTGCGCCGGGGTGTAGCCGTATCCGCGCAGCGTATCCACATGCTGCTGGTCGCCGGCGAGGCTGGCCTGGTGGCGCCGCTTCTCATCCTCCAGCGCATTGAGGCGGGCGCGCGCCGGATTATCGCGCTCCTCCTGCCGCCGCTTGATATCAGCCCTGATATCGTCGTTGCTCGGGCCGCCGAAGTTCGTGGCCTTCTGCACGTCGGCAAGGCCGAAACCGAGGTTCCGCTTCATCCAGCCGTCAAGGTCCTGCATCTGCTCCTTGAACAGCTGCACCTCAAGATCGGCGCGCTCCAGGAACTGCGTCACCGCTGGCATGGCCTGCTGGCCCACCGCAAGGGCCGCGTTGTTGAATTTCGTTTGCGCTACGGTCAACTGCGCTTGAGCATCATTCAATATACGTACCAACTGCTGGGAAACCGCACCTTGGCTTTTCTTTACTTCCGCAAGTTTGCTTTGATACAAGTCCCAGTCTTTCATAAGACCGACAATTGCCCTACGACTATCTGCTTCGGAAAATATGGAAGACAGCAAAAGGTTTTTCTCAAGGTCGGTACCTTTTGTCTTATCTTTCAGATACTCGATGATCGCTTCAAAAGAGTTTTTTCCCTGCTTTTCGGCCTTGAGCATGATTTTTTCGAAATCATGCCCTTGTTTTTGCGCAGCCTTGAGCACAGTCGGGGACAATAGTTTTTCGAAGGCATCGGTCATGCCCGTCGCGGCCTGCTCCTCAGTACCAGAGGATTCGCGGACGACCTGCAACATTGCTCCCAGCCGCTGCACTCCATCCACGCCGACGAGCCCGAGCTTTTGAGCAGACGCAGCTATCTTGGGCAGATGCTGTGCCATCGCATCGAGTTCGAAATTCCCGAGGTTACCTGCGACAACGAGTGAATCGAAGGCAGCCTGCATTTCCGATGCTGGAACCTTCATTGCCTTGGACACAGTCATGGCCGTCTTAGCCATGTCCGCAGTCGCGGCACCCGAAGCCTGCGCAGTTGCCAAGACAGACGGGAGAAAATCGAGGGCCTCGCCCATGGATTTGCCAGAGGCGACAAGTGCATCCAGCCCACTGACGGCCTGGTCAAGTGGCATTTTCATACTCTCGGCCATCACTTTGATGGCCTCCGTGGCGCGCGTCGTCTCTGCCGCCGATGCCCCGCCCGTCAATCCGATGCGGTTCATCTGCCGCTCAAGCGCGGCATAGTCGACCACGGCATCCTTGATCTTGCCGCCGACGGCCGCGCCGCCCATGGCCGCGAGGCCGCCCGCCGCCACGGCGAGGCCGGCGCCCCAGCCGGACGCGGCGCGGGCGCCGCGTTCCAGCAACGGGGCGGCACGGGACTGCATGGCGGAGGCGCGCTCCAGCCCGCGGATCTTGGCCGCCACCTGGCGAAAGACGCCGCCCGTCTTATCCTGCGCCGAGATGACCGCCCGGGCTTCCATGGTGCGCATTGACTTACCTCACCTTTCGCGGCTTCAGCCAGGCCGCCCAGCGCGCGCCGAGGGTCCACATCTCCGCCAGCGTCAGGCGGCGGACATCTCCGAGAGGCCAGCGGAGGTCGAAGAGGAAGGCGTCGGCGAGGGCGTCGAGATGCCGGCCGACGCCTCCCGAAAAAAACGCTTCACCGCCTCGGCCAACGCCATGGCGTCCACCAGCGCGTGAATCTGCGTGAGGTGCTCGGGCGGGACGGAGGAGAGACGCTCCACATATTGGCGGATCACCACCATGTCGTCCTGCGGCAGGGCCGAGCCGGCGGCGATGATGAGCGACGTGGGATCGCCCAGCGCCATGAAATCGGAATAGGTGGGCGCGCGCAGCACCACCTCGCGCACCTGCCCGTCGTGGGTAGTGACGGGCGCCTCGAGCCGGACGGTCTTGGTACCGTCCGGATTGTCCACGATCTTCGCCATCGCCTCAGCCCGCCACGTATTGATAGGTGCCGCCCTCGATGGCGACGCCCGTCACCTCGCCGGAGGAGAGGTTGATGGAGGGGCGGCCGACGAAGCGGGCGCCGGTGTAGAAGTGCTGGCGGCCGTTGGTCTCTTCCACGATGGTGGCGTTGACCTTGCACTTGGCCATCCAGGCCGCCCACTTGAAGCCGCAGCCCTGGCGGAACGAGATTTCCGCGCGCGGCAGGCGGGGCGAGACGCGATAGGCGGCCGAACCGTCCTGGTTCGCCATGCCCTCCACCTCGGCATTGGTGGGCATGAGGGTGATGTCGGCCTCGGAGAGCACGAAGCGCTCGCCGTCGACGGTGAGATAGATGGTGCCGCCGAATTGGTTGCAGCAGTCGGACACGGCGTTTCTCCGTGGTGAGAGTCAGGCGGCGCAGCCGCCACGCGGCAGGCGCAATGGGTTGGCGGGCGGCATTGCGACTGCCGCGAAAGAACTCAAGCTTCCCGGTCGAACGGGCGGCAGGCGAAGCGGCGAACGATGAAGGCGGGATGGGCTGCGGCCCATTCCATGGCTGCGCCGGCGCACTCCATGGGGAGGGGTGCGCGGGAGGCGGCGAGGTCGAGCGGCACGCGTTCCTCCCGGCAGGTCGCGGGATCGGCGGCGAGGCAGGCGAGGAGCACGAGAACGTGGCCCATTCACGCCTCCGGCTGGTGGAGCGCGGCGATGAGGAGCATCACGACCACCCCGATGAGGAGGATCGTGACGACACGCTCCACCCTCAGCCCTCGTATTGCAGGTTGATGGTGACGTTGGCCGCGAACACGCGCAGCTGGTTTACCACGTCCATGGGGATGTAGGCGTTGACCCGGCTGGCGTCGTTCTGGTCGCGCTCCACCACCACATATTCGGCGAACAGCTCGGGCTTTTCCGCCACGCCGATCTCCACCAGGCCCTGATAGGCGTGGATGAGGGTGTTGCGGATGTCCTTCGGCGTCGTGATCTCGGCGACGTTGTGCGGGTTGTCGTCCGCCAGCGCCTGCCGGGCATGGGTGTTGGAGACCTCGGTGCGGAACCAGCGCACGGCGAAGACGCCCTGCGCCATCGTCTCGATGTCGCCGAAGGTGCCATCCGCCACGCCCGCGCCCGTCACCTGATAGGTGGTGCGCACGCGGTCGATGGCCACGAGCCCGTCCTCAGTGACGGTGTAGGCGCTCATGCCGTCGGTATAGAGCGCCTGGCGGTCGGCCTTGTTCCACCACACGGCGCGGTCGCGGGGCGGCAGGATGCCGGGCAGGAGGAGCGTCTGCAGCGGGCGGGAGAGCTCCGGCGCATCGGTGAGGTGCGAGGAGACGACGGCCCCGAGCACCGCTGCCCATTCCCATTGCGGCGAGGGCGACACCTGGCTCGCCATGATGGAGACGTGCGGGTCATTGCGCCCGTCGCCCAGGGTGACGCAGGCGGAGAGCGTGCCGAAGAAGGCGGTAAGGTAGTGGCCGTAGAGCTGATCCATGGGCGACCAGCGGCCGGTGACGGAGCTGAGAAGATCGCGCGCCGCATTCAGCGAGGTGGAATCGGCATAGGGGCCGGCGATCCAGTCGAACGCATCGTCACCGAGATTGGCGAAGGCGGCGGCGAGGTCTGGCACGCCGGTGCCGCCGGACATGGCGACGATGGTGGTGTTGCTGGCGGTCAGCACGTTCCCACCCTCGATGGCATTCGCCAGTTCAAGGCCATTGAAGAGGGTGCCGTAATGCCGGGCGGTGACGGTAACGACCCCAGCCGCGAAGGTGGCGATGACGGGAAGCCCCTCGGCATTGATGGCGGCGGCGATAGCCTCGGCCACATCCGCGACAGCGTCACCCGCCCAAACCTGCACCGTCAGGCGGCGGCCGAGCACATGCAGCACGCCCACGCCCGTCACGCCCGGCGCGGTGCCGATGGTGATGGTGCCCGCCGCCTTGGCGCCGGCCGGATCGGCCAGCGGAAGCGCCCAGATGGGCTGGAGCGGCGCGGCCTTGCGCGCGGCCACATACATGTGGGCCAGCATGGAGCCGGCGCCGAACAGGCTTTCCGCCTCGCGCTTGGACTGGATGGGGCCGATGGGCGTGCCGGCGGACGCGAGGCCCCCGGCCAGCTTCTGCCCGGCGAGGAGCAAGCGCGACTGCCCCTGATAGGGAGTGCCGCCGGAATTGATCTCGGCGTACCAGAACGGCACCAGGATGTTGCCGGGGATGGTGTTGAAGGCGACCATGGGGCGCTCCAGATTCTATGAAAATTGGTGTCAGGCGGGCTGATCGCCGGAGGGCGCTTCCGCAGCCGGCTCGGGCTCTGCAGGCTGAGGATCGGGAACGATCTCAACTTCGCCCGCGCTGAGGCGACGAACCCAGAAATCGTCTAGCGGTACGTTCCGGCCTTCAGGCGGCAGACATCGGTTGGTGCGCCGGTCTTTCAGGGCCGACGGGACCAGCTTGCCATCCAGAAGCACCGGACGCGCGCGAAGGCGGGGCATAGGGAAAACCCTTCTTTAACCCTGCGGAATGGCCACATCGGCGGTGATGTCCGCCGTGCCGTCGGAGGGCTGCGAGATATCGATGTCGAGGGTGATGCCGGTGAACGGCACCGGCGCGGGCTGCACCGGCAAAGCGGTGCCTAGCGCCGCGAAGATCTCGGGCGCGTAGCCGGCGGCGATGAGGGCTTCGGCCACGCCGCGCAAAGGCGTCGGCAGCCGGTCGACCCCCTCCGCATCCGCTTGAATGAGGGGGCATTCGTCGGGCACCTGCACATTCAGGACGACGCGCCGCGCGGCGAGCTTCACGCCCTCCTCCGGCTCCCGCTCCTGCGTGGAGACGATGCTTGGCAGCTTCTGCCGCAGGCTGCGGAAGATGCGGCCGGACTCGCCGAACAGGAGGGCGTCCCGGATGCGGTGCTCCAGCACGCTCAAGGCATCGTCGGCTTCCGCGTCCGTGACGGGCACGGTCCAAAAGGGTGTTTCCTCGCCGGCATCGTCCTCAAAGGTGGTGAACACCCGCACGAAGATGGCGATCTCCACCTCGATCACGCGCAGATAAGGCGGGCCGGCGGGGCTGTTGGCGGTGCCATCGTCCCGGCCCGTTCCGACGACGACCACGAGCTGCCGCTTGGCGTCCTCCGCCAGATCGTCGAGAGGCCCGATCCGCTCGCGGTAGACGTTGCCGCCGGCCGGGGTCGGGTAATTCCCGTTCGCGGCCTTCGGGCACAGCGCCTCGAGGACGGCAAGGGAAAGGGCCATCCGGGAGAACGACATGTGATGTCCTGCTCGGGCGCTATCGATTGAGCTGGAAGATGAAGAGCGAGCCGGCCGGCACGATCTCGGCGATCTCGAAGGTTTCGCCCGTCGCGGTGCGGCGCAGGCGGTCGCCCTGGCGGGGGCGCTCGGCGAAGAGGCTGCGCTCCGCGTGGACTTCCGGCCGGTCCGTGGTGTGACCGGGCTTGTCCTTGCGGATGCTGGCCGCCCGCCAGTCCTCCACGCCGGAACCGGCGCGGTTGCCCTGATCGTCGAAGGTGGCGGTGAACGCCACCTCTGTGCGGGTGCCATCGGGCGCGGGGCGGCCGTTCACGTCCGCCTTGGCCATGGGCATCAGCCTGAAGCCCTCACCCCTGAGGCCATTCACTGCCCCATTCAATCGGACGGCAAGGGCGTCGAAGGGCGAGGGCATCGTTGCGCCGACCCATCACTGCATTTTGGCGCGGAGCAGCATCTCCGGGCGGGTGCAGATGAAGAGCGGATAGGAGTAGATCTCCGTCCGGTCCCACGCATCGCGGCCGGAGGTGTCGGCGAGGAGCAGGCCGTAATATTCGCGCCCGGCCTGGTTGAGGTAGGGCTTGAACTCGTTGGCCGGGCCGAAGCCGACCTGGAAGGCGCCGCGCGCCCCGATGGGGAAGAAGCGCGCCTTGGTGGAGCCGATGGCGAGGCGAGCGCCGTCATCGGTGCCGCGATAGTTGATGAAGACGATGCCTTCAATCTCGATGGACGAATAACCTTCGATGTTCTCGATGGTCGCCGCCCGCTCGGTGCCGAGCTTCGTCTCCTTGATCTGCGGATGGTTGACGAGCTTGTCGAAAAACTCGTCGCCCGTCAGCGAGCCGACGCGGGTGGTGGGAGTCCACACGCCCTTGGCCGCCTTCTGCATGGCGCGCTTCACGTCGCGGCATTTCTTGCGCACGTCGGTGGCAGCGTCGTCGAGCTCAAAGTCGAGCTCCGCCGGCTCGGCCACGCCCCATTCGGCATACCAGTCCTTGAGGACCGTGGTGCCGTCGGCGTCCATCACCTTGCCCTGGATGGCGCCGAGGCGCATGTGCTCCCAAGTCAGCTCCAGATCGTCCATGATCTGCGCGGTGCGGCTGGTGACCTCGGCGGCCACCTCCTTCGTCTGAATGTCGAAGGGCAGCGCCGCGACGCCGGCCAGTTCGGCCGCATAGATGGTGGAGCCCTTGGCGAGACGCACGGTATTGAAGGGCTTCACCTTGGCGTCCTGCGGCACCAGCTCGGCCGGCGGCGAACCGTCGGGAGAGGTGGGAATGAGGGCGATGGTGCGCTCGCGATAGGCGATGGCGATGGTGCGCGAGCGGGAATAGATCGGCTGGAACAGGCCGAGGGAGCCGAGCAGCTGGGGCTTGAACTCCACCTTCTCGACGATCTCTTCCTGATACTCGATCACGCCCCAGGCGTTCTGGGAAAACACGTCGGTGACGAGGCCCATGTGGAAACCCCTTGAGTGATAGGCGCTCTTGGGCAGCAGCCCTCGTCAGCGCAGGTGATGGGGAGGAACGGCGCCGCGCTTCAGCGCGCGACGATGCCGTGACTGGCGGAGAGGACCGCGAGGGCGGCGGCCTTCTGGTCGTCGGTCATGCCGGACTTCCAGGTGAGCACCGCCGCATGAACCTCGGTGTCGCGGGCGGTCAGGGTGCGCTTCACATCCTCGGACGTGGCGTCGCAGCCCTGGTAGAGGATGGCGGCGGGCACCTGCGCGCCGTTGGTCGCGGCAGGGTCGTGGACGGCGTACTTGCCGACGTTCGCGGGATCGGCGATGGCCACGGTGACCAGCGCGATATCGCCCGCGGCGAAATCGGTGCCGCCATCGGCCAGGGTGAACTTCACCACGCCGGTGAAGGCGACGCCGACGGTGCCGGTGCCGATCACGACGCCATCGGGGTCTTCCACCTCGAAGGTGCCGGCATTCGCCGCCGGCTCGATGAGGATGACCTTATAGACGCCTTCCTTGACGCCGGCCCCATAGGCGGGATCCGCGAGGGTGAGGGCGCCCTTGCCGCCGCCGACATCGGTCTTCGTCACGGTGACGACGCCGCCGTCGGTGATCTTGCCGAGCACGGTGCCGGGCTTGAGCACGCCGGCGCCGGACACGATGGTGCCGACCTCGCGCGAGCGATAGCCGGACGCCTCGGACACGATGTAGTGCCCGGCGCCGGACTTCAGGTCTTCGGTGAGCGTGACCATGAATGGATTCCTTTCGAAGCCATCGGCTGAGGCGCCGCCCGCCAACCCGCATCAGCCGATGGCTGCACCACGCGGGCACAGGTGGGTTGGCGGGCGGCACCTGTGCCCGCGTGGCGAGTGATGATTCAGCGGCGCTTGTTGGCCTTCGCCACGCAGGAGGCGAGAATGGACAGGTCGCCCTTGCCCTTCGGCTTGGTATCGCCAGCCACCGGCGCGGTGAGGCCGGAGGCCTTGGCGCGGCGGTCGGCGTGGGCGGCGGGGCACTCTTCCTGCTGCGGGGTCGGCTCGCCCCCCTTCTCGGCGGTGGCGAGGAGCTTCGCGGCGGCCTCCACGTCGAGTTCGGTCTCGAAGGCGAGGTGCTTGGCCAGCGCCTCGCGGCCGGCGGCCTCGGCATGGTTCAGGATGCCGCCGATGCGGGCGGTGGCGGCCTTCGTGGCCTCGGCAACGGCCTTGGCATTGTCGTTCGCCGCCTCGGGGGCGGCCTTGGTCTCGGGCATGGAAGCCTCCGGTTTGGCGGCGGGGGCCGCGGAAGGGGTGATCTTGGCGGGCTTGCGGGGGGCCGCCGCAGGGGCGGCCGTATTCATCGGCACGCCCCAGGGCTGGGCGGCGGCGGGCGCCTTGAGCTTCTTCGACTGGCTCTGCAGGGCCTTGGGCGCCTTGGCATAGAGGCGGTAATCGAAGGCCGAAGCCTTGGCCGCCTTCTCGTCGTCGGCGGCGCCGGCGAAGCCCTTGTCGATGGCCTCGGCGGCATCCATCCAGGTCTCGGCGTCCATGAGGGCGCGGATCTCGGCCAGGTCGAGGCCGGTGCGCTCGGCATAGATGGCGGCGAGCTGGCCATCGAGCTTGGCGAGGAGTTCGCGGCTCTTCTCGTGATCCTCCGCCGTGCCCCACGTGATGGTGGAGGCGTTATGGATCATCATGAGGGCGCCGGCCCGCATCTCCACATCGTCGCCGGCCATGGCGATGATGGAGGCGGCGGAGGCGGCGACGCCTTCCACCACGACGGTGACGGCACCTGAATAGGCCTTCAGCGCGTTGTAGATGGCGACGCCATCCCAGGCGACGCCGCCGCCGGAATTGAGGCGGACGGTGATGTCGCCGTCCATCTGCGCCAGCGACTGGATGACATCCATGGCGGTGAAGCCGGAATCGTCCCACCAGTCGCCGCCGACAGGGCCATAGAGCACCAGCTCGCCGTCGACGATGAGATCACGGGCCATGGGGAGTCCTTGAATTTGATGCTCGCCAAAAGGCGTGCCAGCCGTGCCTCCGCCCGCGTTATTCCGTGTCCCCTGATGCAGTTTGCTTTTCGCCATCCGTGACCTCAGCCGAAGCTTTATTCACGACACTGATAGGGCTGACCGCTCTCCCGAGCTTCCGGCGCGTCCCTGCTCTCCACGCTGGCATGAGCAGGCCAAAAAGTGCCCTTGCCCAAGGGGCTGTCCATCGTCACCACGGCGCACGCTCCCGTTGGGCAACACGTGCGGTCGGTCTGTGACGGCCTCAGGACGGGAGGAGGCGCGTGGTGAGGGGGCCGTCCGACTTGCGCAGGGCGGCCCCCTCTCAGGTATTCTGTGTCCTCGTGCCGTCAGTCGCGGCAGGCGGCGCCGCAGATCCAGCCGACGGCCATCCACAGGAGGGCGAAACCCACCCACGGGACGAAGCTGGCGGCAGTCATCACGAGCAGCCGAAACGCATGCGCTTGGCGAAGCGCGTGCGGCGCTGGCCGGTTGCAGCGGCACAGGCGGCGTCCTGCTCGGCGATGAGGGCATCCAGCTTCGCGAGGTCCGGGCCGGTAGACTGCATCTCGCGCTCGCCTTCCTTGATGCGCACGACGGCGCCCTCGGTGACGATCTGCGTGCGCAAGGCGCGCAGGCGAGCGGCCTCGGCGCAGGGGTCCACGCTCATGCGGCGGCTCCTACGGGATCGGCTGGGTCGGTCTGGTCCGGCGCGCCGGTGCCTGGGGAACGGACGAAGGGGTTCGGCAGGCCGAGGGCCTCGATCCGCTCCAGTTCGGCCGCGCGCTGGGCGAGCACGTCGTTCACATCGAGGCCGAGCTCCGCGCATTCGATGGCGAGCGAGGAGGTCCCATTGACGAGGCGCTCGCTCGCGGCCTTGGCGGACTTGCCGTCGTCGGCCGTGGGCTTCGCCGGCCCCTGCCAATCAGCCCAGCACACCGCATCCCGGTTCGCCCGGAAAGCGCGATAGCCGCCCTTGATGGGGATGCGGCCCTCGCCGATCTCCTCATCGAGCCAGGCCTCATACACGGCCTGGTGGATGGGGGCGGCGATGCGCTCGCGGCGGCGGAGCACCACGGGCCAGATGGAAGAGCCTTCCATCCGGGTGGAGGAATACGTGGCGCCGTTGAAGTCGAAGGAGAAGCTGGAATAGCTCACCCCGATGGCGCGGGCGATCTCGCGGCGCAGGTCCGCCGCGAAGGGGATGTAGTTCGAGCCCGGCGTGGAGGCCGTGTGAAACTCCAGTTTCTCGCCCGGCGCCAACTGATTGACCTGGCTTGCCGAATTCAGCACCAGCGAATTTGCGGACGCCGCATCCATGCGGGCGGAAAAATAGGCCCCGAACTCCGACGTGAGATCGGCGTTCTCCAAGGCTTCGATGGCCTGGAAAGCCTCCGCCGAATCCTTGAGGTCAGACGTCAACGACGCGGCGAAGAGCGTCTGCAGGATGGCGGTCGCAAGCGTCGCGTCGCCGAGCTGCTCGGCGCTGGCGTGGGTGCGCAGGACCGAGGCGATGACGGAGATGCCGCGCACGTCGCCGGCATCCCACGGATCGAAGACGTGCACCACCTGCGGACGGCCGTCGGCATCGCGCGCGGCATGGTCGACCTTCACGTCCATGCCGTTCACCCGCTCGAGCAGGCGATAGGCGACGGGCCGGCCGTTCACGTCGTGCAGGACGCCGGAGTGCAGGCGGTCCATCTCCGACGTGTCGCGCACCAGCCGGTGCGGCGCGACGAGCAGGAACTTGGTGCCGGTGGTGGCGCCATAGGCCGCGCGCTGGGCGGGCGTGAGATAGTCGATGACGCCCACCGCCTCGCCATAGGCGACGTGGTGGCGCAGCGCCACGTCCACCTGCTGCGGCAGCGTCCATTTGCCCTTGAGGTCGCATTCCGCCGGGTTCCACGCCCAGCGGCGCCAACGCTTCTCCACCATGCGCGCCCAATCCGCCGCTTCCTTCTCGGTATAGCCGAGGCGGGCGAGGTCGGGCCGGGCGAAGAGCTTGAGCTCCGTGCCGACAGTGTCGGCGAGCACCTGGTCCACGGCGCCCTTGAGGCGTCCGGAATTCTGGATGAAGTCGAGGGCGAGGCCGGAGATCCGGTCCCACACGCGGCGCACGTCGTCGCGGTTGTCGATGAGGCTGGAGCGGCGGGCCGAGAGCACGCCCGTGGACGCATCGCGCATCCAGCGGGCTTGCGGAACATGGCGGACGCGCGAAACCGCAGGCGCAGGGGTGGCGGCGGGGAAAGCGATGCTTCCCGCCTTCACCCGCACCCGCGGCTTGGTCATGTCCGGTTCTTCCACTTGGCTTTGCGGTCCTCGCGGGAGAGCGAGGGCGCGGGGCGGGGCTTCGGCTTGAACGGCCCCTCGTCGGCGGCAGTGAACAGGTCCGGTGCCGGCGGGGCGCCATGCACCTGCGTGATGAGGTCCGCCCAGCCCTGCGTGGTGAGACGGCGGCGCCGCTCCAGGTGCCAGGCGAGGGCGAAGGCGTAGACCGTGGCGTCGAAGAAATCGTTGGCACGGCCCGGAAGGCGCTTCCATTCGCGCTTCGCCCGGGGGCTGATGAGCTTGCGGCCGGCGCGTCCGGCGGACTTGAGGGCCTCCTCGTCCGGCTCGGTGAGTCGCTCGGCGGTCAATTCCTTGGCCAGCGCCTCGTCGGTGAGATCGGCGGGAAGGTGCAGCGTGTTGCGCGGCCACGCGCCGTTGGCGTCGCTCCCCTGCACGAAGTTGGCGAGGCCGGCCATCACCTCGGTCTTCACGTCATAGGCGCCGACGGGGTACAGCATCACCTTCGTGAGCACCCGTCCGCGTGAATCCTTCACATCCCGCTTCACGGGCGTGCCGAGCCACGGCAGGCCGGAGCTGGGGCGGCCATCTAGCGCGTAGAGGTTCGGCCGCCCGGCGCAGAACAGATAGACGCGGTGCGTGGCGAAGCCGGAATCGATGCCCGACAGGTCGATGCCCTTGTGCGCGCCGCCGGCGGTCGGATAGGTCCGCCCCAGCGCATCGGCGAGCGCGATCCACGGCTCGTCGGTCTCGGTGGGCGAACCTTCGAACACCTCGCGGTCGATGAGCCAGCGCTGCCCGAGCGGGCCGATGGCATACACCACCCACTTGATGCCGTAGCTCTGCACGTCGGCGGTGGAGACCAGCAACCCGGCGCCGGGCGGAACCACGCGGGCGGGCATTTCGCGGGCGCGGGCCGCCTCGACGATGCGTTCCCACTCGATGGTCACGCCGCCCGGGTCGTAGGGCAGCGCCAGATCCTGCTGGTAGAACACCCGCAGCTTGGTGGTGTCGCCCTCGGCTTCCTGCCAGCGGGTCCAGATCTCGCCGAACCGCTCGCGCGGGGCGTAGGCCGCCCAGAGGTGATAACTCGGCTGCCAGTCGCGGCAGCGGCCCTCGCACGGGGGGCAGGCCCAGGCGGCCACCTCCTCCGGCTTGAGCGTCTCCGGCACCGGCGCCTCGTCATCGGGCACGCGGGTCGCGATCCAGACGCCACCCTCCAGCATCGGGGCCTTGTGGCCGTCGAGGATGGCACCGTCGCAGGCGAGGCAGCGCAGGTGCGGGGCGAGGCCCGCCTCTGCGTCCGGGCCGCGCAGGGCGTCCGGAGTCAAAGGCTGGAAGGTGCCGCAATGGGGGCACGGCACGTAGAACAGGCGGCGGTCGCCGGCCTCATAATCGGCGGTGATGGCGCATTCGCCGGCAAGGCCGGGGGTCGAGCCCTGCCATTCCTTGGCGAGGTCGCCGTACATCTTCTGGCGGGCCCGGGCCTGATCGCGCGGGGAGCCGCGACCGTCCACGTCGCGCGGATAGCCGGTCACCTCGTCCATTGCGAGGTACTTGATGGAGACCATCTGCAGGCCCTTGGAGGAGCCCGCATTGACGATCTGGGCGAAGCCGCCGGCGAACTTCTTGAATGCCGTGGTGGAGCCCTGCTCGTCGCGGCTGTTCACGGGGAGCACCTTGTGCTCGACCCGCGGCGTCGCCTCGATGGTGGGCTGCAGCTTCACCCGGTTGAACTTCGTGGCCTCCTCCAGCGTGGGGAGGACGATCATCATCGAGCCCGGGGACTGGTCGACGATGTAGCAGAACCAGTTCTCGATGGCCGTGGACTTGCCGAGCTGGGCGGCCCAGCGGGCGGTGACACGGCGGGCCGGATGGTCCGGGTGCAGGCAGTCCTGCGGCTCGCGCAGGTAGGGCACGCGGGAGGTGCGGAACTTGCCCGGCCAGGGCGAGCCCGATTCCGCCGATACCATCCGGTGGCGGTCGGCCCACTCGCTGATCGTGAGATCGTCCACCGGGCGGCTGGCCGCCTCCAGCGCGCGGAAGAGCACGGCGGCGCCGTCCGGGAGCGCGGGGAACTGGGCGCGGATCTCGTCGCTCATGTCTCCCACGGCGTCATGCCGGCGCGGGTTCGGCCGGCTCCTCCTGGTCGGCCCGGCGCATCTCCTCGAGGCGGTCGCGCAGCTCGGCGTTGAAGCGGTCGAGCCCGCGGCGGGCGAATTGCTTGAGGGCGAGCCGCACCTGGCGCTCGTCCCATCCGTACTTGAGGGCGAAGGCGGCGGCGTCAGTCTCGACGGCCTGCTCGAAGGCGCTCTGCATCAGGGCGACGGCGTCGCGGCCTGCGCGGTCCACCTCGCCCACGGGCGCCAGCTGCTTGCGCTCCTTAGCCAGGGCGATCTCGCGGAGCTCCGCGTCGGCCATCATCTTGCGGGCCGCGCCGTCCGTCTGCGTCCCGACGAAGCGGCGGGATTGAGGTGCGGCGGTCGTGGCGGGGGCCGGGGCAGAGGGCGGCGGAGTCCGCAGGCGGATGTTCTCGCCGCGGTGCGCGACCAGCGCAAGGAAGTCCACGAGGTTGGACTTGCCGGCCCGGCGCAGCGGCAGCGCCTCCGCATGCTGCTTCAGGTAGCGCGACAGGGTGGACCTATCGACCGGATCGCCCGCGTCCGAGAGGCGCTGGGCGGCCTCGGTGATGGAAATCCACTCCTCGCTCATGTGCAGCACCCGTGCAGAACGCACGCGTTCACGTGTGTCGCGTGTACCGGTTTTTCCCCGCCCTACTGGCAACATCTCGGGAGGCTGCGGCCCCGTGGAGGGCGGGTGTGGCGGAACGGTCCCTACCGGGGGAGGGGGGGGTGTGGCATGAGGGCCACGCCCCTGCCCTGCCCCGCCCTGCCTCGGTCAGCGGCCGAAGATCCGGCCGAGTTCGTGCTCCAGCCGCTTCGGGAGTTCGGCCTCCACCGCGCGGTTGAACGCAGCGAGGGACTGACCCTTCACCATCTCCACCGGGATGGCAGGACCATAGAGCTTCTGGATGGGGAAGCGCCGTGCGCCCTCGCGCTTGTAGACGTGGCCGCCGTAGCGCCGGACGATGAAAGTCCCGTCGAAGACCTGGCGGCGGCCCCATGGCGCGGCGCTGACGCCCTTTGCCGTCCGTCGCGCACTGAATTCCTTGAGCGAAGTGTAACCGCCCTTGGCCTTGATCTCGGCCTGCAGGCTGCCTGCGCTGGCGCGCCACAGGGACGTGGCGGAACGGATGCGCCCGAACTTCAGGCCCGTCTGCTTGACCAGCGCCCGCGTGATGTCGGTGCGTGCGCGCTCGGCGGTGCGGTTCAGGGCGCGCGCGACGGCCGCAGGCGACAGCTTCTCGGCGCGCTCCAGCATGGCGCGGATGCGGGGCAGCCCCTCCATCCGCACCGAGATCGCAACGGTGCCGGTCAGGGCACCGTATTGGCCACCCCACCCGTATTGGCCGTCGACCCCGTTTCCGCGCAGGATCGCGGCCTTGCCAACAGACGATCGATATCCCCCAAGGGTACCGTTCGGATTGACGACGCGCCCTTCAACCCAGCCCTTGTCGCCAAGTTCGCCGCGCAACACCTCGTTTTGCCGAGCGTTATGCCTCGCCCAGCCTTTGAGCGGACGGCCCGCCATCAGCGTCGCCGGGTCAGCTTGGCGGCGGCGAGGCGTCGCGCTTCCTTGGCGAGGGCGCCGGAGCGCGCATCCTCGGCGAAGGTCCGGCTTGCGGCGGCAAGCTCGCGGCGCGTGGTGGAGAAATCCCCGCGCACGGCGGCGCCGGCGGCGGTGCGGATCTGGCGGGCGCGCTCGCTGCACCGGCAACCCATGCGCGCCTCCCGCAGAATTCACATGACCGCCTCCCGAAGAACGCAGCCAAAGAAAAACCCCGGAAGCGATGCGCTCCGGGGTTTCCTTTTATCCGTGACAAGTGATGCACCAAATTTGCGTCGCAAGTCAAGTCGCAGCACGCTTCTTTTCGCGACGGACCGCGCGCGACTCGGGCAGAGGCCCAGCAGCCCGAAGCAACGACGGAAGAATCCGGTTGCCCTGCTCACGGTCCTCCCACGGTCGGGCGGCGCGGAGCGACGGCAGCACGTGGTGGGCCGATAGCCCCTGCAAGTCGGAAACCAGGCTGGCAAGGCAAGCATGCCAGATCTCATATTCGGCACGGCTCACCACGATATCGACCGGGTCCGGATCGAGAAAAGTCTTCTGGTAGGCATCGGCATAAGGGCGCCGACGGCTGTAGTCGAACCCGTCAACCTCCACCTCATAGCGCGCCGGGGCAAAGGCACCGTCGGATGTCACGGTGATCTTGCGGAACCACGCCGGGCCACGGCCCATCGGATGCATCACCACGGCACGCTCCGGCCGCTCCGCTTCCCAGGGCGGGCACCCACCAAGCAAGGCGTGGCGGATGACGATTCGGGCCGGCGAACGTCGCATTTGCTGCACCTTGCGCACCGCGCCGCTTTCCCCGGGCATCGCATGGGCACTCACCTCGGCGCCTGCCGCGTCAAAGGCCTTGGTCGTGGTGAGCAAGCCGATGCCGCGCGCGATCGCGGCCGGGCCATCCGCGCCCAAATCCCCGAGATCCTCAAGCGGGTTCCACTCTTCCGGCATGGCATAAACGAGCTCGCCCAGCCGCTCGACCGCGTCGAAGACCGCGACCGCATCCGGGTGCGGCTCGCGTTCCATCGCGTCAGGGAAAAGACCGAAGCGGTTGCACATGTCTGGCTCCTGCACGAGAGCCAAAAGCTCGCCCATCTTTTCGACCCCGCCCCACCCGGTGCGGAGGCGGAACACGAACGTCTCATCCCCCTCCGCCGCAGCCTTCGGCAGTTCGTCGCGATAGGCCCAGCGCAGAAGTGCTTCGATATCAACGGTTTTCCGACCCATCCGACATCCTCCTCGCCCGTTATGGGAGGCTAGGGAGGCAAAGGGAGGCTAGCTCCACATCTGACCAAATCCCAGCCACAAGACTAACCAATTGATAAAAAACAATATTCAAAACTCTATGGGAGGCTAGGGAGCCTAGGGAGGCTAGATCTTGTGTTACGCATAGAGAGAGAAGCGAAGATTTTTCCACGCCGTCGAAAAATATTGCGCAACACTCCTCACGCGTACCTGCGGATTACCCTCCCTAGGCTCCCTAGCCTCCCACAGCACCAGCTAACCCATTGATCCCCCGCACCCCCGGCACAGAACCGCCGCCGGCGCGCTAGCCTCCCTAGGCTCCCTAGCCTCCCATGGTCGCGCTTCACTCCCTCGCCGCGCCATAAGTGTAAGGGGTGTGAGAGGGATCGAATTCGCGACGGATGCGGATGCCCGTGTAGAGCGAGACGGAAGCCTTGCCCTTTTCGAAGCCGTAGGACTCGGCCGCCTTCGGCATGCGCCTGTTGAAGGTGTTGCGGCCGAGCGGTGTGAGGTTGCTCTTGGTGCAGTAGGCCGTGAAGGCGCCATAGAGGTCGCCCGCCTCCACCGTGTCCGCAGGGTTGCGCGTCACGTCGACGGCGGCGCGGATGAAGGCGCCGACGATGTCGCTTTCGTCCCGGTATTCTTGCGTGGCCGCCATGATCTTGTCGGGCGGATGCAGCCCGCCGCGGTTCAGATAGTCGATGGCGCCGGCGATCATCCAGTTGAGGATGCCGGGAAGCTCGCGTTGCAGCTTGAGCGGCAGGTTCTTGTCGCGCTCGCCTTCGGGAATCTGCACCTCGAACGGCACCAGCATCACGCGGCGCCAGATGCCGTCGTCATTGCCATAAATGCGCGGCTTGTTGTTGCAGGAGATCACAAGCTTGAAGAACGGATAGACCTCGATGAATTCGTGGTGCAGCCGCCGCACGTTGATGGGCTCGCTGCCGGTGGCATCCTTGATGAAGCTCTCATCGAGTGGCAGCCCTTCCTTCGGCTCCGCCGAACGCACGAAGCGCGCGGCCGGCAGACGGATGAGATCGGGCGTGGCCTCGGAGCCCTTGCGGTTCTGGTCCGTCACCAGGCTCATCACCGGAACCGTGGTGGCATAGTCGCCCATGACGCGCGAGATGATGTCCACGAGGGTGGATTTGCCGTTCTTTCCCCCGCCGTAGAAGATGCAGAAGGCCTGTTCCACCGTGAGCGCCGTGAGGCAATAGCCGGACCAGCGCTGCAGGAAGGCCCGCACCTCATGGTCCGGCATGATCCGGTTGAGGAAGGCCTCGAACACGGGCGCCTGCGCCTCGGGACAGTGATAGGCCGGCGCCACCTTCGTGATGAAATCGGCCCGGGCATGGGGCAGCATGGAAAAGTGCCATGTCACGCGGGTGCGCACGGTGTCCGGATCGGGGCACTCCAGGTCCAGCTCCTCGACCTTGATAAAGCGGATCGTGCCGTTGGCCACGTTGAGAGCGAGGGGATCGGCGTCGAGTGCCGCCAGCGGGCGGCCGAGATAGGGCCGCGCCTCGGTCAGCATGCCATCAAGCTTGCCGGAATTGCCGCTCGATGTGGCGAAGCGCCGGCGCTGCGCCTGGCGCGCCTGAAGGGCTTTCATCGCGACGGCGCCGCGGTTCACGATGGCCTTGACCTTCTCGGCCTCATCGCGCAGCACCCGCGTGCGCTGCTTTTTCTCGGTTTTGGCGATGTCCTCGTCATCGAGGGCGATGATGTCGTGGGGGATCTCCCGCAACCGCTCCAGCGCCACTTCGGCGGCTTCCATGGCCTCCCGCTCGCGCGGCGTGGGCTGGAGCACGAAGGCCTCGAGCGCGATGGCTTCGGCGGTCGGGTGCGCGAAGCGGCGTACCACGTCCTCATCGTTCTCGGGACGCAGCCAGCGCCGTCGGTCCCAATAATGCCAGCCGAGATTCGGCACGAACAGGATGTCCGGCCCGAACCGCGCACGCAGGCGCCGGGAATTGCCGATGTCGTTCAGGGGCTCTCGGGCGCAGGCGTTGAGGATGGCATCGGACGGGTCGAAGCCATCCGGTGCCGGCTCCAAGCCCTCGAAATCACCGTCATCACCGCCGGCGTGCTCCCCTTCCCTCCCCATCTGCGGCGCTGCAGCCGAGGGGGAAGCCGGGGGCCTGTCATCCCAGCTTTCCTCTCGCAAGTCGTCATTGGCGGGAGAAGGAATGGGCGCTCCCCCCTGCACCAGCGCGGCGATGCGCGCGGCGGCCTCGGGCGGCACGACAGGGGCCGATTGGGGAGCGGGCGGGCGCTGTCCGGCAGGTTCGGTCATGCCAGAGCTCCGGAACTGATTCGCCGGGCACCGCGTTGCGAATCGCCATGAAACCCGCCCCATCGCCGCCCGATTGGACCAAACCCCTCGCGAAGCGCCTGCCCCTGAAGTCGGGCGGGGTGCTGGTGACGCTGCGCGATGCCGGAGAGTTCGCGAACGACCGCTGGGGCCGGGTGCGGCAGTCGGCGGCCATCCAGCACACCGTCGAATTGCTCATGGCGGCGGCCGAGACCGGAGACGCGGCTGACATCGCGGCGGCCACGGCACAGATGGAGCACACGCTCGTGAGCCGGCGGGAGATGTAGGGAACACCGGCTAAGACGCGATAGATTTCTGCTCTTTGAATACCCCGGCACATAGCTGTTAAGGTTGCGCTGGGGAGGATCGATTGATGACCGCGAGCAACTGGAATTCAGGGCTGCTGTTAGTAGTCGGCGCAGCATCTGGTATCCTCCTTTGTGCCCTTTTGGGGACACCGGTCGCGGCCATTTTGATTAAGGAAACAAAGCCAGACGCCGGAGACTGGCTCCAATTTTCCGGGGCCATTTTCGGCGGCGCAATCACCTTGATTGCCGCCATATCGGCGTGGATTTCCATACAAAAGCAAATTTCTATTCAGCAGAGCTTTTCTAGTCTTGAGATTCTCGACAAATCCAGACAGAGATTTGAGATAAATTTCTCTGGAACACTTGATGCGATCGACTTTTGTAGCATTATTACGGTAGAATTCTGGCTTGAGGAGGACGATGCTGCTGCTGACGCAATATGCGACTCTATTAAGCGTAAATACAACGTAGATTTCCCAATTTCTGACTTTAATGTTAACTATGTTAAACTCGTATCGCAATGCATACCACGATCCGAAGTATACTATTGCATAAGGCTTGCCGAAATATTTAGTATAATGACTGAGTATCATCCTCAGAAATGGGGGTCTTCTCGCACTGAAGCACTTTCGAAACATATTAATAACATGGCCTCGGCCAGACAAAAGTCTGACGACCTTTTCAAAGAGCTCGTTGCGCGCCGCAAGCAGATACTCCGTGTGATCGAGCTTGCAAGCTCTCGTATTGATGCAGCCATTGATAATATTTCGGGGCATATCGGACCTCACGCCGCTGGCCCATCGAACAACGGTAATGCCGCTTCAACGTAACCGCGGGCCTTGGCCGCCTCGCGCTTGCGTTCGGCGGGGCCGGCGAGGCAGAGGGCCATGCGGCGTCGGATGTCGGCCTGATACTCGGCCTCGCGCTCCACTAGCACGGCGGAAAAGCCCTCGCGCCATGCTGCCTCGCCCGTGGTGCCGGTGCCTGCGAAGGGATCAAGCACCGTGCCGCCGGGCGGCGTCACCAGCCGGCAGAGCCACTGCATGAGGTCCACCGGCTTCACGGTCGGGTGCTTGGAGCCCAGCCGGTCGTCGGCGTCCGCCTTGGCGGAATAGAAGAAGCGGGCGGCCGAGCCGGAGTCGCCATGGGCGATCATGGGCGTATCGGCGGCCCGGCTCTCCCGCCCGAGGGCGTTGCCCTGATAGCCCGCCGCGCTCGCGCGCTTGATGGTGCCGGTGCCGCTGGAGGTCTCGGGAAACGCCGCCAAAACGTCCGGCGAGCCGTCATGCAAGACGTTTGCGGGGAAGCGGCCTAGGTCATTCGCTCTGCCATCGCGCACGCCGCGCAAACCGGTCGGGCCGATCTCGCTGCCGCCGAACCGGCCAACTGGCGCCGGCGTCTTGTCCCCGGCCTCAATCCGGCACCCATCGATATTCAAAGCGCCCGTGCCATGCGCCAGCACATTGGCGGCGACAGTGCCTTCGAGCGGCTTGCGGGCGAGGATGATAGGCTCCCACGCCGGCTTCACCGCCGTGCCCCAGCCCTGCCACTCTGCAGCCTCCGGAGACCCTGGCGCCGTAACATCTACGAAACGAGACTGTCGAAACTCTCCGAGCGCCGCGTAGACCTGCGCGCCGGATTCACCTTTGTGGGTTTTGGTTCGGCCAATGACTTCACGCTCGGCGCCCAACGCCTTGTCGATGCCCTTGGCCGCGTCGTGGCTCTTCGGGAAGCCAGTGCCATAGACCCAGGCGCGCAGCCCCTCGAAGCCCATCAGGTCGACTACGCGCAGGAAGGCGGCAAGCTGCGTGTCGGAGAGCGAATGCACGAAGTCGCACAGGATCGGGTCGAGGCTCATCAATTCGAGCAGCGTGTCGCGCACCTCAAAGCCGGCGTCTTCAATCGCGCACTTGAGCCGGTGATCCGTCCGCGTACCGCCGAACGCGACCACATGCCCGCCCGGCTTGAGCACGCGCAGCGCCTCGGCCCAGAACTCCGCCGCGAACGCAGCTTCGCCCGTGTCCCATTTCTGGCCCATGAAGCCGGCCGAGGCGCGCGCATAGAGCCCATCCCGCCCGTGCTGCGCCGGCGCGGCGTTGGCCCCGCCGAACCTTTTGCGGATAGAGACGAGCGCATAAGGCGGATCGGTCACGATGGCATGGATGCTCGCGTCCGGCAGCGTGCGCAGCACCTCGCGGCTATCGCCGCAATGGAGCGTCACCCGCCCGCCGAGGAATGTTTCCGGGCTCATCACGCGGCCTTTCCGCCGGCGAAGGCGTCCACCAGGTCGACCTCGCGGCGCTTGCTGCTGCGGGCGGGCATGACGTGAACGTCATAGGCAGGCCGTGGCTCGCGGGCGGTGCCGCGCACATAGGCCATGCGATGGTGCGCCGCGCAGTAGCTGGCGCCCTCGCCCGTCCTGTCGCCGCAGACGACCAGCCCCAGCCCATCGCCGCGCAACGGCCAGCGGCAGGAATCGTGGCGCAGATCCGGCGAGGCAAAGAGGAGGCCGAGCGCCGCCTCGGCGGGCACATCCGCCAGCATGGGCATGGGCGGCAGGGCGCCATCCGGCAGGCGCGTGCGTCCGGTGGCTGGCTTCGGAGCGGGCACGGGCAAGGCTGCGGCCCGCCGGGCCGCCCGCTCCTTCTCGCGAGCGATCTTGCGGGTTTCCACCCGCCGCCGGCGGTCCTTTTCAGCCTCGGCCCGCGCCTCCTCGCGCGCCCGCCGCGCCGCTTCGCTTGAGGCGCGCACGGCCTGCACGCCATCCAGGCCGAGCCGCGACAGACGGCCAATGCAGGCATTGCGGGACGTGCCGGGGCGCACTCGCTCGGACAATGTGGCGGCGATGTCGCCGCAGCTCAGGCCGTCCGCCCGCAGCCGGAGCAATTCCGCATCCTGCTTTTGCGTCCACGCGCTCATGCCGCCGCTCCGTGTTCGTTGGCGCCGTTCGCCACGGCCGCTTGCGCGGCCTGCTCGGGCGCGAGGGCTTCGCGTGCCCCGCTCGCCACGGCAGGCGTTCCGCCTGCCTGCTCGGGGAAGAGCCCCAGATCTTCCATGAGCACGTCGTTGAAATCCTTCCCCGGCGGCGCCCAGGCGGTGCGGACGATGCGGCCCGGCGCGGCGTGGCGGGCGCATGCCCGCTCCATCGCCATGCGGGTGAAGAAGGGATCGCTGTCGCCATCCGCCAGCAGCACCAGCTCGGTGCATTCGGCCGGGATGGGCATGGCCAGGCTCTCGAAATCCGGCACCGGGCCGGGCACATGCACGCGCCGCATATGGCCGCGCTTGTCCGCCACGGTGTCGGTGGGATGAACGATGGTTTCCCGCGCCTTGCCGGCGAGGTTGCCGAGATCGGCGGCGCACAGGAAGGCGGTGTCGCGCAGGTCTTCGCCCGCCGCCACCAGCGCCGCCCACACCGAGAGCAGCGTCTCGATGCCCTCGCCCGCATAGACCTTGCGCGCGACCCCGCTCCAGGCCGGCACCAGCACGATGGCGCCGCCGAGCTTCGAGCCGCGCATCTTCTTCGCCGGCAGCACCTCGCCTGTGTCGGGATCGACGATCTCCGCCTTGCCCTTGCGGCGGGCGAGATCGATCCACGTCATGTGCAGCCCGCGAAACCGCCCATCCGGCCCGGTGATGGCGGCCACCAGCGCCGGCCCGCGATGCAGCACGCGCGAATAGGAGCGCCCATCCACCTCCTCATGGCCGTGGCAGAAGGCGAAATCCGCCTTGAAGCGCAGATCGCGCGAGCGCGGGTCGGGAATGCCGCGGCGAGCGAGATAGGCTTCGGCCGGCGTGCCGGCGATGGGCATGGAGGCGCCCCACAAGGCATAGACCTTGCGCCGCTCGGCCTCGCGGTAGCGGTTGTTTTCGGCTTCCTGCCTCGCGGCCCGGGCGCGGCGCTGCTCCTCGCGGGCGGCAAGCTCTTCCGGCGTGGCGCGGGTGCCCTCGCCGCGCGGCGGCGGGCGGCCGGTGAGCGTCTCGCAGGCGGCGAGGAAGTCCGCCCCGTCGAGATATTGCACAAGGTCGATGACATCACCCCCGCGCGCGGCATGCCGGCAGTGCCAGACCCCCTTGCGCATATGGACGGAGAACCGGTCCCGCCCGCCGCACACCGGGCACGGCCCCACCATCTCCGAGCCCGCCCGCTTGAGCGCGACGCCGCGCCGGCCGAGCTCATCCAGCACGCCGACGCCCCGCGCCTGCGCCACCCAATCAGAGAAGGCGGGATCGGAGGGGGTCATGGCTCAGGCCGCCTTGACCACGGCCGGCGCCGAGAGACGGCCCTGGGCCTTGCGCAGGGCATTGAGGCTCACCTTGAGCCGCCCGCAGGTCGTGATCGCCGAGGCCGTGGCACGCTGGAGGGCGTCGATCTCCCCTTCGAGCCCTGCGACCTCCTGCGCGAGGGCCAACGTCGCCGCCGCGATATCCTCCAGCGTGGTGTCCTTCACCAGCGGGCCGAAATCCTTCTCGCGGCGCTCGGCGACGAGGACGGGCGACAGGCCCGCTTCCTTCGCCACCCGCTCGTCATCCCAGCCTTCGGCATAGGCCTTGCGGGCCTTGTCGTAATGGTCGGAGAGCAGGAGATAGAGGTTGACGATGGCATCGCTCGCCGCCGGCGAGGCATGGCCGGCATTCTCGTTTGCGGGCGTAGGCGCAGTCTGCGATGCGGGAAGCTTGGGAGCCATGGTGAAGGCCTTATTTGGTGATGAGTGGGCACTCGCCTTGGTGCGGCAGGCTGGGCAGACATGGCGACCTACGCCCACGACCTTCCAACCACGTTTGGCGCACCACGCCGCCATGGTGTGAGGCGGATACGGGTTGGCCGAAGCGGAGCGCTCATCGACCGCGGGACACTGGCTGCACCGGATTTCCTGCACCTTGCGGGATGCCAGTCCCGGTGCGCGGGCGCGGGTGACGACGGGAAAGTGGTCTTGCATGAGTCCCTCCGGAGATATCTCTGCAAAGAGACTGTCCGCAGATACGTCGGCTGGGGGAGATTTATGTATTAATTCCAGATATGCGCAGTGCGTCGCGGACGAAATCGCGGATCGTACAGATGTCTTTGAGTCAGATAGCTCAACCGACAACAGATTTCCGAAATCGCCCGGGGCAACTAGATCGCGCACATCTCCGCCGACATCTTTGACGCCATCAAGTATCGCACCCTTGATCGTATCAACATCAACCGTCACCAACCGCGCCATCGCCTCAGCCCTCCCCGTCGGCGACGGGCAGGTCGGCGAGGTTGCGGCGGGCGCGGACGAGGATGTCCTGCAGCCGTTCCTTGGCCTTGCGGATGTCCTCGCGCTCGCGGGGCGTCACCTTTCCGTCGGCGAGGGCCGAGCCGTAGGAGACGCCGAGCGCGCTCGCCGCCGCCATCAAGTCCACCATGTCGCGGGTGAGGTCGGTGGTGTCGCCGCCCTCGCCCTCCTCGATGGGCACCAGCTTGTGGCCCGTCATCACCGCCAGGGCGCGGGCGAAGATCGGCTTCTGCGAGGTGTATTCCAGCAGGAATACGACCTCTAGCGGGATCAGATCCTTGTGGGCGTCGCCGCCCCAGCGGCTGATCTGGCCGGGCGAATAGCCCGTCAGCTGCTCCACCCGCTGCGGACCGGTGGAGCCCGGCGCCACCATGGCGGTGACGGCCGCGCGCGTCGTGCTCTTGATGATCGGGATCAGCCCATCGGGCAAAGCGGTAGTGTCCACGAAAAAAGCTCCTGTGCTTTTTCGTTCCGAAAACGGTGTTCTGGTGGGATGGTCAGCCGGTCAGATCACGGCGGAGGCGTTGACCTCCGGGGCACGAGGGGTTCGGGATGTCGAGGCACGGTTTTTCCGGCGACGAGGTCGTTTTCTGCAACATGGTGCAGAACCTGGTCGGGCTGCTGGCCCAGCGCATCGTCGACACGGATCGCGGGGCGCGGGATTTCCTCCGTCCCATCGCCCTGCACTTCCTGCCCGAGGCCTACACCACCATGCCGTCCGGCAGCCCCATGCGCGGCGAGCTCGAAGCCCTGTCCCGACGGATCGGGAAGGTGGCCGGCCTTGAGCACCCAGACTTCAAATGAGGCGGCATCGAGCACGGCGGCGGCGCGAACAACGGCTTCCGCATTGGCCCGGATCAGGCTCGCGGCGGTGATGAGGGCGGAGGACGTGACATGAGACAGCGCAACCGAGATCGGCACGCTCAGCGTCAAACGCCCCTCGCTGATGGAAATGTCCTGCCGCCCGACCAACGCGGCGAGGTCGCAGACCAGACCGCCACGATCCGGCCGGGGCAGATCGTCCATCAGACGCTCCATGCCACCCATCGAGAGATTGCGCACATTCATGCCGCATCCTCCGAGGCCGAGGGGCCGGTGTCGTTGGCGGGGGTGGGCACTTCGCCGGCATGCAGCGTCATCAGGCGTTCGGCCGTAATGCCGGGAATGCCCCGCGCCGCCGCCGCTGCGATCACGGCAGGCCAATAGCGCACGTGGATCGCGCCCCGGCGCTTCATCTCGCTCGCGGCGGACTGGCTCTTGCCGATCACGCGCCCGAAGGCCGTGACCCCGCCGAATGCATCCATGAGGTCGGCAATGGTCATCATGAGGGAGTATCTACACGATGTATGTTGATGCCGTCAACATGACATGTGTTTACACGTTTCGTGATGATCCGCTTATGCGCGAATCAAAGAACGAACGTCTCCGCAAGGCCAGGGCCGACGCCGGGTTTCCCTCGGCGCGCCAGGCGGCGCTGCGCTTCGGCTGGAAGGAATCGACCTACGCCGCCCACGAGAACGGCCAGAACGATTTCGACGACGAGCGCGCCCGCGAATATGCGCGCAAGTTCAAGGTCAAGGCCGCGTGGCTCCTCGGCGTCGACGACAAAGGTGACGAACCGCCGTCCGCGCGCATGGTAAATGTGGTCGGCTATGTAGGCGCCGGCACTGAGGTTCACCTCATCGACGACCATGCGAAAGGCGCGGGCTTGGACGAGGTCCCCGCCCCGCCGGCCGTGAGCCGCGATTGCGTCGCGGTCAAGGTCAAGGGCGATTCCATGGAGCCCCGGTTCTATGAGGGCGAGATCCTCTATTACGACCGGATCTACAACACGCCGGACAGCATCCGCCAGCTCGGCCAGCGCGAATGCGTCGTGGCACTGGAAGACGGACGCATCTTCGTGAAGCGGCTGCAGCCCGGTTCGCGGGCGGGCTTCTGGACCCTGTGGAGCTACAACGCCATGCCTATGACCGACGTGCGCCTGAAATGGGCTGCGCCGGTTGACTGGCGCTATTCGGGATAGGACCAGCCATGCGGATGCTTGCCACTCTCCTTGCCCTCGTGGCGCTCGGCGGCACCGCAGCGGCGGCGAGCCTGACGCAGAAGCAGAAGAACGCCCTTGGCCACATCGCCCAGGCCCAGGCGGCGGCGGACATCTGTCCGAAGCTGGAGACCAACGACCTCGTGATGGCCGTGATCATGCAGGGGTTCGGGCTGGATTTTTCCGACGCGACGGTCAAGGCTGCTTTCCTTGAGAAATACAAGGAACAGATTGCGCCTTGGAAAGGCGTAAATCCCGATGCCGCCTGCGTTGCAGGGCTCCTGCTCTACGGGCCGAATGGAGAAAATGTAAAAGGCTTGGTTCGGCTCAAGCAGTAACGCGGCATTACGACAGTCTGTATTTTTTCTCATCAAGACATGCGTGCATCTTGTTCTCAAGGCTGCGCAGCGAGCGGTGATAGGATAGCTTTTCTGCTTTCGTAATCTCGCCGTCCCGCAGCATCGTCTCAAGGGACGTTTCCACCAGCCATAGACCCCGATGTTTGAAGATGTCCAACATCTCGGCATCGCACGGCGCGCGCAATCCGCCCGGCTCGACCGCAAACCTTTGCGCCATCAAGGGGTCATCCCGGCGCAGGAACTCGTGGGCGGCGGTCGCGAACTCCCGTTGCTGCTTGGTGAGCGGCACCCGCATGAAGGCTGAGACGGCCCTGCGCCCAGCGGCGTTCTGGCGCCGCCTGATATCGTCCTGCAATTCGTTCAGGAAGTCCGCCACCTCATCATCGGGCGACCTCAACCGCGGCCATTCCTGCGCCGATGCCTGCGGGGCGGCAACCCGCGAACCACGAGACATCCATCGCCGAGCGATCAGAATCGCGGCGAAAAGCAGCCCCACGATAACGAGGACAACACCACCCCCATCCACGGCCAGCCCCCTTTTCGGGCAAGCTAGGCCGCAGTTTCTACGCCCGTCATGTAGACGCCGAATGAGATCAACACGAACCATGTTGACAGCATCAACACGTATCGTGTAGACGTTGGCTCACCTTCACGGGAGCCACCCATGATCCCCCACCCGGACCAGTTGAACCTCAAGGAGGCCGCAGACGCGCTCGGCACCCTTGCCGGCGTCGACGAGCTCGCCACCAAGCTCTCCCACCAAATCCAGCGCATCGCCCAGCTTGTCGAGTTTCGCTTGCCCGGCGTCGCACAGGCCTTAGTGGAGGAGCCGCAGAGCGAAGCGGCCACCATCGCCCTCGCACGCGTTCAGGTGGAGGCCGCTGACAGGGCCGCCGAGATCTGCGCCGCTATCGAGTTGCTGACCGCCCGTCTGGCCAAGGCCGGCCCGGCGCTCCATCAGGTGCTCGATGCGGCCGAGGAAGCCGAGTTCGAAGCGCAGAAGGCCGCGGCCATTGCCGCCGGCTTTGACTCTTGAAGTCCGCGCAATGACCGCGCCCCTCTCCAATTCCAACCCCCGCGCCGTCTTCCCGGCGCCCTGCCCCTTCGGGCCCGGCGACATCGTGCGCTGCGTGAACCTCGCCGGCTCCGGCGCGCCGCTGCCGCTTACCGTCGGCAACATCTACACCGTCGCCGCCGTCAAGGAGGCCGAAAGCCTCGACGCCGCCCTCGGGCAGGAAGCGCCGCTCGTCTATCTCCGCGGTTACGAACGGTCGTTCCTCGCGGTGCGCTTCGAGCTCGTCATCAAGGCCCCGGCCAATGACCAGCCGTGCGAGGCCGTCGCCATTCCCGCCCGCATGGCGCGGGTGTTCCGCGAATGCTTCGAGGCCCACGGCGCCTGCGACGTGCACGACCTCGCCCGCGCCGGCTTCACCGCCGCGCAGATCACCGAATATGCCGACGAGGCCCGCCGCATCGCCGGCCCCGTCGACCCCGACTGCGGCGAGGTGGCGTGATGCTCGGCATCGGCTCCGCCCTTTCCGCGCTCGCCGCGCGCTTCAACGGGCTCTCCGGGCCCGAAGTGAAGGCCATGGTGCGGGCCGCCGCCGAGAGCCGCACGCGCACAACGGTTTTGCGCGGCGGCGGCGCAGGCGGTGGCGGCCCCAAGATGCGCCGGGCGGTCTATCACGACCGCTCCCGCTACACCGGCGCCATGCTGCGCGCCATCCGCGCCGAGCGCGGCTGCGGCCGCCCGCCCAAGGTGCTCGCCGCCCGGCGGGCCAGGCGCGAGATGCTGGCGGAGCTTCGCGCGGAGGCTGATCTGCGCGCCGCCCACACCAGTCACAAGGCGGGCGCCTGATGGGCCGCCTCCTCCCCTTCTCCCTTCCCAAGCGGCGGTCGCGGGGCCGCGCGCGGGAGGCATCGGCGGAAACGCACGCCGATGCCGTGGCGGCGCCGGCCGAAGCCATCGCCCCCGGTCCGGCCGGTGCCGCCACTTATTTTGAGCTGAAGGCCGAGCGCGCCGCGCGCATGGCCCCGGCCCGCGCCCGCACCGGCTCCGACCTCATCGGCGCGGCCGGCGCCCTCGCCACGGCGGCAAGTGTGCTCACGCTCACCGCCGCCTGTCTGCCCGCCAGCCTCGCCCTCGCCTTCATGGTGCGGGTGGGGCGCCAGCCAAAGGGGAGGTGACGATGGGCACACTCATCACCTGGTGCCCGGGCGGCACCGGCCCCGGCGCGATTGCCAAGGTGGTGTGGGGCATCTCGCAGGGGCTACTCGAGGCCGCAACGCTGGGTCATCGCGAAGTGGCCGGCAATCTGGGCATGGCCCTCATCAACATGCGCGTCGGTGAGCCGCGCTGCACCCCGGCGATGGATCGCGTCATCGACCACGCGCTCGCCGCCGCAAACCGCCGCCTCGACGCTGCGCCAGAGGCCGAAACCCCGGCTGCGCCTGTGATCCCCCTGCGCCGCTGGCGCTTTGAACCCATCCAGCCCGACGACGGAGAGGTGGCATGAGCAAGTCCATCCCGCTCACCAACATGATGCGCGACCGGTTCATCACCGACTTGCTCGGCCATCGCTATGCCGACGAGATCGCGGCACTGGAAGGCGAGGCCGCTGCCTTCGCCCTCGCCATCTACAACGACATCTACAAGTCCGCGCAGCGCGCGGCCATGGCGGACCTACCCGCCGGCTGGATGCCCGAAGTCACCAGTGTTGCCATCCAGTTCGGCGACAGCAGCGGCTACACCCGCCTGTCGTTCGACGGCACGCACACCTATCACGGCGAATGGAGCGGCTTGCGCAAGAAGTCGGATGCCAAGCCCGCGACGATGCGCATGGCGCATAAGCACACGACAGGCTGCGCCAAGGTTTATGCGCCGGAGCATCGCTTCACCGCCACGTTCCGGAGCATCGAAGAGCGCAAGAAAGATCTGGCCGAGCGGGTGCGGGACTCCCGCACGCAGATCAAGGCCGTGGTCTATGCGGTCTCCTCCACCAAGATGCTGCGCGATCGCTGGCCGGAGGCCTCCGCTTTCGTTGCCCGCCTTGAGCGGGACGTGCCGCCGCGCCTGCCGTCGGTGCCTCTGTCGAGCCTGAACGCCAGCCTCGGCCTGCCGCCGGCGGAGGTGCGGCCATGAGCGCGCCCGATCTCACCCCGGAAGAAGCCGACGCCCTGAAAAGCATGGGCATCGATGTGATCCGCGCCATGAACGTGGCGATGCAGAGCATTCGCACTGCGACCGAGATGCATCCAAGCCTCATGATGCAAGCGTCCATCGCCGATTTCGTGTCCAGCATGGCCGGCGGCTTGGCCGCCCGCGCAGAGTTCATCGCCACGAACGCGGGCTGCAGCCGGAAGGATGTGGTCACGCTCTGCTCGGGCGCCTTCCAGCACGGGCGCAGCCTTGCCTGGGCGCAGGCCGAAGCGGCAGGCGACATCATCCAGACCAACGCCCCCACCACGGGAGCGGCGCAATGAGCGACATCTGGATGCAGACGGGCACCGGCCGCGCGTTCGACCTCATGGCGCCCGCGGCGGAGATGGTGGATCTGGAGCACGACGTGGCCGAGGCCCTCGCCCGCGAGCCGCGTTTCGGCGGGCATGTGCGCTCCGGCCCCTACAGCGTGGCGCAGCACTGCGTGCTCGGCGCCGACGCCATCATCGCCGAGACCGGCTCCATCGAGACGGCCCGCGCCTTCCTGCTGCACGACGCGAAGGAAGCCTACATCAAGGACCAGATGACGCCGCTCAAGCAGGCGTTCGCGGCGCATGTCGGGCTTGTTTTTGCGTCGGAGATCGGCGGCGGCAAGGCGGCGAAGGAGAATGCCCAGCTCACGGGCGAACTCATCTTCCGCCGCGCCCTGGCGGAGTTGGAATTCAAGATCGACGCGGCCATCCACGCCGCCGCCGGCCACCCGTGGCCCCTCCCGCCCGACATTGCCGCGCGCGTCCACCTCTGGGATCTCGCCATGCTCGCCGCCGAGCGGCGCGACATGCTCTGCAAGCCGCCCAAGCCCTGGCACGCCAGCGTCGAACGCGTGCCCCCGCCCCGCCGTCTCGGCCGCATCACGGTGTGGCCGTGGCCTAAGGCCGCCGACGAATGGCGCGCCCGCCTTCACACGCTGTTCCCCCACCTCGCCGCCAACGCGGCCTGAAGGAGCCCGAACCCATGCAACGCATCCGCGATGCGCAGACCATCCTCGGCACGCTGGAAGACGGCGAACTGGCCAAGGAACTGTCGTTTCAGATCACCGACTCGCTGCGCCAGCTCAAGGAGCAGTGCGGCAACCGCCCGAAGGTGAAGGCCAAGGGCAAGGTGACGCTCACCATCAACCTCGAAGTGCAGGATGGGTCGGTCACCATCGACTGCGAGGTGGCGGCCAAGGTGCCGAAGCCGCCCCGCGCATCGACCTTCCTGTGGGTGCTCGAAGACGGCTCCCTCTCCACCGAGCACCCCAAGCAGATGGACATGTTCGGCGGCCCGAAGCCGGTCGCCAGCTCGGCCATCAACGCCTGAGCCGCCGCGCGGCTCGCCCTCTCCCCTCCGAAGAAAGGTTAGACCATGGCCGAGAAAACCACCCCGCCGCCCGCGACGCTGCTCGCCGAAAGCATCGGCATGCCGCCCGTCGCCCCCGGCTTCGATGCCAAGTACATCGCCGAGCTGGGCGCCAAGGTCGCCGAGCCCACCTCCGGCATCATCACCCTCGACCCCAAGATCCATGTCGGCCTTCCGCCGGAACTCCCCATTGTGTGGGACCCGCGCAAGGGTGAGTTCATGGCGGTCAAGAGCTACGCGGAGCAGTTCCGCCTCAAGCCCGCCCGCAAGGTCGGCACGGCCAAGGCGCTCACGCTGGAAAGCTTCATCGCCCTCGCCAACCGGCACAAGACCGAGCACACGGCCGTGTTCGCCGATACCTCGTGGCACAAGCCCGGCTTCACCGCCGTCATCGACTATCACGACAACACCTCGGGCGGCCCGGCCGACAACGGCAAGCACCGCATCCAATACGACTTCCCGCTCTCCGAGGAGTGGAAGGCGTGGGTGAAGCTGGATGGCGAACCCATGAGCCAGGTGGATTTCGCGGCTTTCCTCGAAGATCACATCCAGGAGCTGTGCAGCCCCACGGAGGCCGAGAAGAACACGCTGGAGCGCGATTTCGTCACCACGGTCGCGACGCCGGCGGAGGTGGTGCAGCTCTCCCGCGGCCTGCAGGTGCATATTGCGAGCCAGGTGAAGAACGCCCACACGCTCCAGACGGGCGCCGGCCAGATCCAATGGCAGGAGGAGCACCAGACGGCGGACGGCAAGCCGCTCACCGTGCCCGGCATCTTCCTCCTCAACATCGCGCCATTCTTCATGGGCGAGCCGGTGCGCATTCCCGTGCGCCTGCGCTATCGCGTCTCCGGCAAGATCACCTGGTTCTACCAGATATTCCGGCCCGACTTCTTCGTGACCGAGCGGTGTGCGCGACGACCTCGACAAGGTGCGGCAGGAAACCAGCCTGCCCGCCTTTGAGGGCGCGCCCGAGATGGCGGCCTGACGCCATGACCCGCGCCGCCGGCATCTCCCGGATCGCACATCTTGAACGGCGCCGCCGGGAGATGGCGGCGGCCTATGTGAAGGCGACGCGCCGGCATGCCCCGCGCGCCGCCCTCGCCCAGAAGCTGGTGCGCGCCACCTGCGACGCGCTGCGCGCGGAAATCCGCGACGAGCGTGTGGCGGCCAAGGCGCGGCTTGCGCCGGGCATGCCGGACCTATTCGCCGCGCCCGACGAGGCAAGCGCTGACGAACGAAAGGCTGCGGCATGACCGACGACATCGGCCTCGCCTTCGAGCGGATTCGCGCGCTCCAGAGCGTCACCTTTCCGGTGGCCCATCCACACAAGCGGTTCGCATGGCAGATGGACTATGCCCAGCCCGCGACCATCACGCCGGCTCAGGTGCGCCACGTGACGTATCTCGCCTGGCGCTACCGGCGGCAGATGCCGGCACACCTCGTGCCGCCCGCCGACCCCTATGCCGGTGACCCGATGCATGTGGCGCAACCGCCTGCGGAGGAGGTGCCGCCGCTGCCGGAGCCGCTGGCGCCGGAACCCGATCTCTTCTCCCGCCTAAGGACCGTCCGATGAAACTCACCATCAGCCGCGACGCGCTGGCCGCCGCCCTGGACCGCGTCGGCCGCGTGGTCGAGACCCGGAACACCGTCGCGATCCTCTCCAACGTCCGGCTTTCCGCCCATAACGGCACGGTTGCCGTCACCGGCACGGACCTCGATATGGAGGCCATCAGCACGGCCGAGGCGGAGGTGGCCGCCGCCGGCGCGACCACGCTTCCGGCGAAGATGGCGTCGGACTTCGTGCGCAAGCTGCCGGCCGGCGCCAAGGTGGAGCTTTCGGACGACGGCGAGCGCGGCAAGCTCACCATCAGGAGCGGGCGCAGCCGCATCAGCGTGAACACCCTGCCCTCCGGCGACTTCCCGAATCTGTCGACCGGCGAATTCTCCAACAGCTTCGCGCTCCCGGCGTCCGCCCTCTTGAACATGCTGGACCGCGTGGACTTTGCCATCTCCAGCGAGGAGACGCGGTATTATCTCAACGGGATTTACCTGCACCTCGCCCAGGCCGAGGACGGCCCGGCCCTACGCGTCGTGGCCACCGACGGCCACCGGCTGGCGCAGCACCAGGTGCAGGCGCCGCAGGGCAGCGAGGACCTGCCGGGCGTCATCGTGCCGCGCAAGGCGGTAAGCGAGATCGGCCGCCTGCTCAAGCCGTTGGGCGAGGAGAGCGTGCGGCTGGAAGTGAGCACCACCAAGCTGCGGCTGACGGCGGGCGTCACCACGCTCACCACCAAGCTCATCGACGGCACCTTCCCGGACTATGGCCGCGTCGTGCCCTCCGGCAACGACAAGCTGGCGACGCTCGACAAGGAGGCGCTCGGCGAGGCCGTCGCCCGCGTCTCCACTGTTTCCAGCGAGCGCGGGCGGGCGGTGCGGTTCCGTTTCGATGGCGGCATGCTGACGCTCTCCGTCACCAATCCCGACACAGGCGACGCGACCGACGAGCTCGAAGCCACATATGACGCCGAGCCGCTCGATATCGGCTTCAACGCCTCCTATGTGGCCGACATCCTCGCCGCCGTGCCCGGCGCGAAGGTGACGATGGCCATGGCCGACCCCGGCTCGCCGTGCCTCATCATCCCCGAGGCGGAGGGCACCGGCTCCCTCTTCGTCCTCATGCCGATGCGGGTGTGAGCGATGCACACCCCCGGTATCAGCCGGCTCATGAGCCAAACTGCCACCTTCGGCAATTTGGCTCGCCTGTATACAGAGCTCGTCGAGAATGAAAGTCGGTGGCTACCCAGCAGCACCGCCGACGCCCATCCGACGGGGGCAAGCTCTAATGCTCAAGCCTGCTTCGGGTGGCGCAATGACCTCATTGCAGCAGCCGCCTCACGATGGGTCCGGAGCTCTGACGCCGTATTGGTCCCGTGGACGGTCGTCATGAGGATGCCAGTCAGGAGACCTTTCATACGTCGTAGGAGCTTGCTCATCCATCCACATGTAAATTCCCATTCGACCAAATTTCTGTTCGTATTGCAAAAATTCATTGGGCGGCGCCGGCCGAGCCTCATCTTCTCGTACACAAATATCATCAATACAATTATTTCCAGAATAATATGCGAACTCTATCGCAAACGTACCGTCGTCTCGCCTAGATGCCCCACGACTTCTGAAACAGAATTTCGTTATATGGTATTGCCCATATATGTCTTCGTACGACATCCATCCCCAACAAAAAATTATCCTCCAATTACGTATAATTTCTTCAATCTGTTGCTCCGGAACAGTCGCAATATTGTGAGTTATTTGAGTGCCAGCGGCGAGAACGCTGGGATCACCGGTTTCATAGCCCCACAGTCTTGGCATGTCTGGAAATGGGAACCAAGGCGGAAGAACACCTGTCGTCCATGCCATAGCGGACGCCGCCGATCTCACGCGAAGGGCCGGCGTTGCGCCACAGTTCTTCCATACAACGTAGATTTGCTCACCCGCGAGCGTTCCATCCGGACGATATTCTGCCCTAGATGCAATGGCTTCATTGTGAGCGTAAGCTCGGAGTTGCGTTCGGCTCGACTCCATCGCAACTGCTACTCCCGCCTCTGTCGCTTTTGCGGCATTGAGTGCTGTCCTGGAAGATTCCTCGGCAATCGCAAGCGATCTGTGGGTGAGCCGTATTGTGTAGATGAGCAGGCCAGTGCCTGCCGTGGCGACAACCGTGCCAAGGACAGCTATCCAGATTTGCCACCAGGCATAGGTCGCTTGGTCCCGCGCCGCGTGAGCGGCCTCCCACTGAGCCTTGAGTTCGGAGTCAGCGCGTACATCCGCATGTGTGTCCTCGATATCGGCGCGCCGGGCGGAGGTTGGATCACTCGTCGGCGCCGCGTGCTCGTCGGCGAGTCGTTCGGTACCGGCCGACGAAGCGCCCGCAGCGCCATCCGTGACCGTCGTTGTCGTAGTGGCCTGGTGAATCTCGTTCGCTGCAGGTGACTCATTTTGGACGTCGCTCTGCGCGTCAACTGCAGTGAACGGGGATCCGGCGCCCGCTGGCGTCGCCGCAATGGCCGAAATGGTCTTCGCCGCGAACACGAACGCTATCATCGTCAATCGGAGATGGCTGAACATAACGGAGACTGCCGTTGAAGATACGAAAGGGATCTATCACAGATGAACTGTGCCCGTCTTCAATCTTCGGGAGCGGTAACGTATGGCTGGCAGCGCTAATCAGGTCATCATCAGCGGCCGTCGGCCGCCAAGCCGGACGATGGACAATGGAATCCCCTTCTGACTATGAAAGGGCCCGCAACGCCCTGATCGTGGCGGGTGCCATCGTGCTCGGCCTGTTCCTTGTCTTGGTCATCCTGCTGGCACAGGCCCGTGCCGAGCCCATCGCGCCCGGCTCCATCCATGTCATCGATGGCGACACCATCGCCGTCGGCCCGGCGCATTATCGCCTCGTGGGATTCGACACGCCCGAGGCCGGCGAGCGCGCCCGCTGCCCGGCCGAGCGCATGCTCTCCGCCCTCGCGACGCGGCGCCTGCGGCAGATCGTGGTCGCCGGCGGGCTGGACCTTGAGGAAGTGGATTGCCGCTGCCGCCCCGGCACCGCCGGCACCAAGCGCTGCAACCACGGGCGCCTCTGCGGCCGGCTCACCGCCAACGGCCAGGACGTGGGCGATACCCTCCTCGCCGAAGGCTACGCCCAGCCCTACGCGTACGATCCGGACGCCCCGCGCCCGCCGGCCAGCTGGTGCGGGAGGCAGTGATGGGCACGCTCGGCAAGATCTTCACCATGGAAGAGGCCGCGGCCGAGTTGCGCATCAGCCGCCGCGCGTTGCAGGATTTGGTGAAGGATCACCCCCACTATGCGCAGAACGGACATCGCAAGCTGTTCAGCGAATCGGACATCCGCGCCCTCTGGGAGGCCATGAGGTGCCACTCAAGCTCGTCCCGCCCAAGCCGGGCAAAACGCCGAACTGGTACATCCGTGGAACCTACCTCGGACAGTACGTTGAGGAGACTACGCGAACGCCTGTCGAAGCCGTCGCGCGGCGGATCCTCGCAGCCCGCAAAGCGGAAATCGAACGTGGTGGGCTTCTCCCGCGAGTGAAATCCGGCGAGCCCGTCGTCACATTCGAAATTGCCGCCGCTGCTTACGCCGAAGGCGGCGGGGACGACCGGTTCTTCGGCAAATATGACCCTGTGCGCGAGGAGTGGCATAGCGGCCTGATCGCCCTCCTTGGCGAGAAGCCCATCGCCGACATCACACAGCAGGACATCGACCGCGCCGCCGCGACGCTTTACCCCGACGCCGGCGCGCCGACCCGCAACCGTCAAGTCTACACGCCCGTTTCGGCGGTGCTGAAGCATGCGGGCATCGAGATGCAGCTGCGCCGGCCGAAGGGCTGGCGTGGATCCGCGCGCGTGGACTGGCTTCAGCCCGAGCAGGCGTTCCGCATTTTCGCCGCAGCCGACAGGAAGGACGCCGAGTTCGGCGCGTTCCTGCGACTCCTCTGCTACACCGGCATGCGCCTGGGCGAGGCTTTGGCCCTCACGTGCGACAAGCTGATGTTGCACGAGGCCTTCGCCTATGTGACGCAGACGAAGAACGACGACCCACGGGGCGTCCACCTGCCGCCGGTGGTGGTGGCGGCGCTTGCGAATCACCCACGCGGGCTGGCGCGGGGCAAGAAAAAAGTGTTCCGCTTCCGCAAGTGCGGACGGCTGTATACCTGGCTTGCTGAGGTCAAGGCCGAGGCCGGCGCGGATGTCGCATTCTGCAGCTTCCACACCTTCCGCCACACATGGGCGACATGGATGCGCCGCTATGCCGGGCTCGACACCCGCGGGCTGGTGGGTACTGGCGCTTGGCGCGATCCGAAATCCGCCGCGCGTTACGAGCACGTCGTGGTTTCAGAGGAGAGCCGCAAGGCCGACCTCCTACCCACGCCGCCGCGCGTCCGGAAAGCGAAATCCGGGGAAAATCCGGGAAGCGCAGTTAAGAAGCGCCGAAAAGCGTTGTAA